AAGTCAAAAAATTGCATAATGGTATCCATATTGTATAATATTTTATTGCTTCCGTAAAGAAATCAATTATTATATATTTAATGATAGGCTACAGAAATATTGCATATGATCCGAGACAAGAGCTAATACGTCTTTTTACCTGGGATTCTACAGGTAAGAGAGTAGCTATTGACTCTACTTTTCACCCTTATATTTTTCTCGAGAGCAATAACTCTTCTGACGCCATTAGTATTTTTAACACCAAGCTAAAAAAGAAAACGTTTCGGAATCAATTTGAAAAGTCAAAATTTTTGGCTGATATTAATACACCGCGAGTGTTTGAAAACCTATCACCGGCACAACAGTTTCTTATAGATAATTTCTGGCAAGTCAATGAGACGCCAGAATTTTCACAGTTTCCTCTAAAGCTATATTTTCTTGACATCGAAACTTATTCTGTAGATGACTTCCCTAATATTGAGACTGCAAACCACCCTATCAATATTATTACAATATATGACTCTCTGGCAAAAAAATTTATTACCTGGGGAACAAAACCATATCATACTATTGCTGAGGATCAAACATATTTTTATTGTAAGACGGAAAGAGAGATGCTTGAACGTTTCATAAGGCATATTGAAAATGATTACCCCGATGTTTTACTAGGTTGGAATTCAGTACTCTTTGATTTACCTTATCTTATTAACAGGATAAGAGGCATGTTCGATGACGCTACGGTTGCGAGATTGAGCCCTATGCAACGCGTTCATAGCCGTAGTTTACGTGGTCAGTTTGGTAAAGAGCAAATTAGATGGTATATAGACGGTATATCATGCTTGGACTATCTAGATATCTATAAACGTTTTTGTTTAACGTTAAGGGAAAATTATAAACTGGACAATATTGCTAAAATAGAGCTTGGAGAGAAAAAAGTTGATTATGGTGAAACCAACTTAAGCAGCCTTGCTGATAAGGATTGGAAAACATTTGTTGAGTATAATATTCAAGACGTGCGTCTACTTGTTAAGCTAGAAGAAAAGTTACAATATTTTCAGTTGTTGCGCATGCTCAGTTACACCGGGCTTACATCTATGGAAGCGGCCATGGGTAGTATGAGTGTTATTATTGGTGCATGTGCTATACGCGCTAGATATAGAAATAAAAAAATTCCCACGTTTATTAGAGGCGCAGATGACGGTAAGCAAAACGAAGGAGCATATGTGAGTGAACCTAAGAGAGGATTTCAGAAAAATGTTGTTAGTTTCGACGCTAACAGTCTATATCCTTCAGTCATGATAACGCTTAACCTATCGCCAGAAACTAAAATGGGTGTAATAGAGTCACAAACAAAAGACGAAGTAACTATTCGTGACGTTAACAACAACACAGTCACATTACCTATGGCAAAATTTGCTACTTTGGTACAACAAGAGAAGCTAAGTCTAAGTAAAGCTAAGGTCCTCTTCAGTCAGAAGCACAAAGGTATTATACCAGAAATGGTTGATCAGTATTACAAATATCGCGTGCAGGTTCGAAAGGATTTAAACAAAGCAAAAAGACTGCTAACAACGCTAGAAAAAGGCACTAAGGAATATCTTAAAACAAAAGATGAAATCAATGTACTGAATATCAAACAACATACTATAAAAATTTTTATTAATACAGTGTATGGTGCTTTAGGCAATAAAGTCTTCCCGCTAGGTGATGATGATCTTGCAAGAAGTATCACCCTTACAGGTCAATCTGTTATTAAGCAAGGTAATATAATACTTTCAAATTATATTAAGGAGAAAGCCGGATTAACGGATGAACAAATTAAAATTGACCCGCCTATTATATACAATGATACCGATTCCGTTTATATAACATTGCATAATTTAATTAAAAATACGGACTTAAAATTCTTAGACAGTAAAGGAAAAATTACACAAGAGTTTTATAAGGAAGTTGAAAATATTGAGCAGTATCTGAATACGCATATAAAAAATTGGTGCGAGAAATCCCTTAATAGCCAAGACAGTAGAATTATTTTTAAGCGTGAAGCTATTTGTGATGTAGGTGTTTTTTTACAAAAGAAAAGATATGTTATTCATATTCTTGATGAAGAAGGTATACCCACAGAAAAGTTTAAGTATACAGGTGTAGAAATCGCTAGAACGACAATGCCTGCCCCTATTAAACCATTAGCTAAGAAAATCGTTGAAACAATGCTACTGACACAAGACCAGTCTAAAACAGGTCAAGTTATTTCAGATACATATGAACTGTTTAAAACTTTACCTGTTAGCGATATATCATTTGTTACTGGTCTAAAGGGTTACGAGAAATATTCACATCGATGCGATGGCTTTAAGACTGTAAAATCGATGCCATTACACGTTAAAGCTGCATATATGCATAATCTACTATTAGAGCATTTTAATATCGATAAAAAATATGAGAAAATCGGTTCTGGCGATAAAATAAGATATTTTTATGTCAAGCAACCTAACAAATATAACATTAGTGCAATTGCGTACAAATATTATTATCCAGAAGAGTTTGTAGCAGTATTTGAACCAGATCACGATATGATGTTTGACAAAATTATCTATAGTGCTGTTGAGCGTTTTTATGAGGCTGTTAATTGGACCCCTAAAAAACCAGGTGAAGCATTGCAATGCGATTTATTTTCACTTTTAAGTTAAAAGGGGTTGATTTTTAAAAAATATCATATATATTATACATATGAACGATATTATTGTATTTGTAAATCACGTAGGTCAAACTCTTCTTGCTGAAAAAGTAGAAGAAACATCAAAACTTCTTAAAGTTAAGAATCCAGCTATTTTGCATGTGACGCCTAACCAGGGCGGTCAGTTGCAGGTCCAGTTGGTTCCGTATTTCTTTAGAGAATTTATTGATGCTTCTGCTAGAAAAAATGGTGCCATTTTCAACTTTGATAAAGACAAAGTTGTTACAACTGAGATTGTATTGGAGCCTAAGCTCAACGAACAATACAATCGTATCTTCTCTGACGCTCCAGTGCCGACGGCTCCGACGGCTGCCGGGAGCGAACCATCGGTTATTAAGCTGTTTGACGAATGAAGCAAGACGATCTTTTGTCGAAGGCATTTAAGACACTAGATGCTCTTAACCCTGAGGCTACGTTTTTATCAGAGAATGCTCTCTGTAATGTAGATACTTGGTATGATACCGGGTGTTATGCATTAAACGCTATTGTTTCTGGTAAACTAAAAGATGGCGGTATACCGAAAGGCCGTATAACTATTTTTGCTGGTCCATCGCAGACAGGTAAAACGTTATTGGTTAATAAAATTCTGGGTATTGCTCAAAAGAAAGGCATTATACCAGTAATCTTTGATACAGAGTTTGCTATTGATAAGAATACCACGGCAGGCGTTGGTTTGGATCCTGACAAGACAAAGTATGTACCAGTCTTTACTATAGAAAATGCCCGTAATCAGATTAGCACGTTCCTTGATAGTATTGTAGAAAATAATCTGCAAGGTAAATTTATTATTAGTCTAGATAGTCTGGGTAATCTTGCTGGTAGTAAAGAAGTAACAGATGTTGAGAAAGATAAGAGCGCAGCTGACATGGGCACTAGAGCTAAAGGGTTAAAGAGTATGTTGAGACTACTAACATACAAGGCAGGCCGCGCTGGTGTACCTATTTTAATGACCAACCACACGTATAGTGACCCGGCTTCTTTATACCCGTCTTTGGTGCAAAATCAAAGCGGTGGCAGCGGTCCGCTCTATATGGCCAGTGTAATAGTGCAGCTGGCTAAGAAAAATGAAAAGCAAGAGAGTGATGAAGAAGCTATTTTACCTGAAGCTAGGAATTATAGCGGGGTTACGTTGAGGGCGCTGACGGTTAAGAATAGATTCGTACCTCCTTTTTTAGAAGCTAGTATTAATTTAAATTATTTAACTGGTCTCGACAAGTATAGTGGGTTGCTCGAGATGGCTGTTAACCATGGTCTTATTATTCAGACTGGTTCTACTTACACCAAGCCAGACGGTACAAAGTTAGGATATGCAAAGAGCTTTACTAAAGATAAAAAGTTCTATGAAGAGCTTATTCCGCTTCTTGATAAGAAGCTTGAAGCAACTTACAAGTACGGTAATGTAGCCGATATGACTGGTGAGGTGATTGGTGGAAAAGAAGAGTAATCTAAGGATAGGTTTTAATTGCAGCTCATTTGACCTGTTGCATGCTGGACATGTAACAATGTTAAAAATGGAGAAACAGCTGTGTGATTATTTGATAGCAGCATTACAGATTGACCCAACCATAGATCGCCCTGGTATTAAGAATAAACCAATTCAAAGTTGCTATGAGCGCTACGTACAGTTACAAGCTTGTAAGTATGTTGATGAAATATTAGTTTATGAAACTGAGTTTGATCTACTTCAATTAATTAAAACACAGGCTATGCATATTCGTTTTTTGAGTGAAGAATATAAAGATAGAGATTTTACTGGGAAGCAATACTGCCTTGACAATAATATAGAACTGTATTATCATAAGCGGCAACATATATATTCCTCTAGTGAGCTTAGGGCCCGTACAGCTAAATTTGAAAGCTTAACGGAGAGAGATAGCAATATTATTGCACCGCTGCAGTATTCACCGGAGCTTGTTAAAACAACACATGAGCCCTAGAGTTGTAGTACCAATTTCAGGCGGTATGGATAGTACTGTCATTTTATACAAAGCCGTTGAGCAATTTGGCCCGGGGAATGTATATGGGTTGTCATACGATTATGGTCAACGACACAAAAGAGAATTAAAATTAGCAAAATACCATATTGAAAAATTAAAAGTAGAGAAATGGTCAATTATAGATACAACTTTTATTAAAAAACTAGCACCTACAAGCAGTCTAACTAACGATAATATTGATACACCCGATATAAGACAAATCGCGGGCGAGGCACAACCTAAGTCGTATGTTCCTAATAGAAATATGATTTTTTTGAGCATTGCTGCTTCGTATGCAGAAGCAGTTGGCGCAAGCGTGGTGTATCACGGCGCGACTAAGGTTGATAGTTTAGCTGGCTACTGGGATGCTAGTCCAGAATTTCTACCAACTATTAACAGTGTATTAGCTCTTAATAGAGAAATTAGAATTAGTATAGAAGCCCCGTTAATAAAAATGGATAAGGCTGATATTGTAAAAGAGGGTATTAGACTGAAAGTACCGTTTAGCAAAACATATACGTGTTATTCTGGTGAAAATTTGAGCGATGCAAATTCACCTAGCAGTGCATTGCGTATCAAAGGATTTGCAAAAGCTGGTTATATAGACCCTCTTAAATATAGACAAGATTTAAGCAATGTATGGGAAAAGTATAATTGTAGATTAATTGACTACGACACATATAATAATTAAATGTGTGGTATTTTTGGAGCGACTGAAAGAGAGCAATTTCTCACCCTCTACGAATTAAACCAAAAGAGAGGCAATTTTGCCACATCGCTCTGCTTTGTTAATAAGAAAGGCGATATGCATATTCATCGCTGGAGCGGCGTCATAGATACTCGGCAAATTAAAAAAACTCTAGATAATACAGAAGAAGAAATTGTTATGCTTGTCGGTCATACACAAGCACCTACTTCCTCAAAAAGAAAGTATTCTGCAGAAACTGCTCACCCTTTTAACGTACAAAACTATACAATAGCACATAATGGGGTTTTATCTAATTTTAATGATTTGAAGGAAATGTTTGACCCTAAATGGAAGAATCCTGTTGATAGTAGTATTATACCTTTTATGTGTACAATGTATGAAGAAGAATTTCCAAACAGTGAAAGTATAGAAGCAATTACACATACACTAGGCAAACTAGAGGGTACGTTTGGATTATGGATATATGAATCTACACACAATACGATGTATCTTGCAAGATGCGGCAGCACTTTATTTGCTAATAAAATAGAAAATAGTTTTAGTAGTGTAAAATTTAAAAACTCTGAAGCTCTGGACGAAGGGTGCTTATATCAATCGACACCTGAAGGAATTACAGCTGTGGGTATGTTTGATTGTGACAGTCCGTTCTTTACTTAATCGCCAAAGCTAAATCCGCCAGCGTCAACACCTCTGCCTCTGCCCATCATTCCTAGTTCCCGGGCAACCGTACCTGCGTCGTCTGTCTCTGGATAATCTTCTATTGTATCCACTTCACCCGAACCTTCGCCTTCTGCAGATTGTTTTTCTACTTGCTTTTCCTTTAGTACTCCTGCTTGCTTAAGAATATCTATTAAATCATAAGATTTTATCTTTAATTGCTGATCTCTTGGAAGCCCCGGGGCTTCATTATATTCTTTCACAGCATTTTTTAGCACACTTAAAATCTCTGTCTCATGTACATCTTCATCGGGGAGACTAAACACTAATGTTTTTAATTTCTTGTCTGTTAAAGGAACGGATTTATCTATCTCGAAAACTGTTTCTGTCTTAACAGGCTTTACTGGCGGTGTAGCTTTTGCACCGTCTTCTACTGCTTTTTCAACTTCTTTTGGTTGCGCTACTGTGTAACCGTGTTCATCAATATCAATCACGTCAAGCAAATTACTTACAATTCTTGCTGTATATCCCGCGGCAGTGCTACCAATCTTTAACTCACCCCTTAACAATTCAATTAGTTCTGCTTTAAATTTGTCTCTAGACCCTGGATAATACAACTTATATTCAACGCCGTTAGATATATGTGTAACGGGTTTAAATAATTTTGTCTCAATTGTGCGAATTAAAACATCAATTTTTTCGTCAGGTAACCCCTTTAGACCATAGCCCCCGCCTGCCCCTTGACGTGGATCTGACTTAAATTTTAACTTATCAACAGCATATTTGGCCATTTCATCTAAATGTTTAGAGTACGCTTCAAAAATTAACTTTGTATCTAAGTCCATAGTACTTGATTATTTATTAGAAAACACTATAATTTCATGAATGATAGGTGTTTTTTCGATTAGTCCATTAGAAAAGAACTGTTTATTAGAGCGTACACTACCTAAGAACAGCAATCTAGAGCTCAATATACTTTATAATAATAAAGATATAGGGTTAAGTAAGTTTTATAATAGCGTTATAAACAACCAGGAGAATGACAAGTATGAGGCTATAATTTGTTGTCATGATGATATTTCTCTGAGATTTGCAAACCTAACCGCAGCGGCAAAAGATTCGCTTATTAATTACGATGTAGTTGGTGTTGCAGGTGGTGTAAACCCTAAGATTGTAGAAAGAAATTTATGGCATTGGATGGTTCAACGTGATGAATATAGAGGTATTGCTGCGCACGGTGATAAGTTGGAAAATATGTACGTAACATCGTTCGGTAATACACCTGCAAATGTGCAGGTACTTGACGGTGTCTTTTTAATGTTTAGACCGAAAAGACTGAGAGAGTCAAACGCGAGATTTGATGAGTCGTTTATATGGCATCATTATGATATAGATTTTTCCTTGACTTGTAATAAACAAGGCGTTAAACTAGGTGTATGGCCTATTCTTATCTATCATCAAAGCCCAGGATTGAGAGATATAAACGATCCTAAGTGGGTAAAGAGTAATGATTACTTTAAATTAAAATGGAAGTAGAAAAAAAGAAAAATTTAGATCTAGATTTTTACGAGACAGTTATTGCTTATAATAGTTTAACTAGCTCGAGTTATTTAGCGTCTATTATAGATTCGCTCGAGACTAGATTTTTTAAAAATAAAGATATTAAAAATATCGTCTCAATAATAATTAAATTTTTTCAAGAGAGAGGGAATGTACCTACTCACACCGAGGTTAAAACATATCTAGTTAATGACGAACTTAAGCAAAGCTTTAAAACCGTGGTAAATAGCTTTGTTGATGTAGATAAAAAATTTGATAAGAACGAACTAGTAGAAAATACGGAATTATTTTTAAAAGAAAAAGCTGTTTATCATGCTCTGCTAGACGCGGCTGATAAGTTAGATTCAAAGCAGCTTAATACAGCAGAACTTTTAACAAAAATAGAGAGGGCTGTAGGTATTAATCTATCACAGCATATGGGAATAGAATTATTTGAGGACATTGATGTTTTTATTAATGATCTTCATAGCGAGGAGCCTCATATTAAAACAGGTTGGAAATGGCTGGATAGCCGGTTAGGTGGCGGTTTTCTAGAAAACGGAAGGGCTCTTTACGTATTTGCAGGTGAAACTAACGTAGGTAAAAGTATATTTTTAGGAAATATTGCTACTAATATAGCTCTTAACGGTAAGACTGTACTATTAATTTCTTTAGAAATGAGTGAAATGATGTATGCAAGACGGTTGTCTTCTGTTATAACTAGTATTCCTCTTAGTCATTTAAAAGCGGAGTCAGATAATCTCAAGCAATTAATAACTCAGATTGCCTCGGGTAAAAAATCTAAAATTATAATTAAGGAATTTCCTCCCTCCACATTAACCCCGTATCAATTAAAGGCTTTTATAAAGAAATTAATTCAAAAAGGCATTAAACCGGATGCTGTTGTTTTAGACTATTTAAACTTATTACACAGCCCTATCGGGAACAATAGTTATGAAAGAGTGTTACATGCTGCTCAACAGACCCGTGCGTTAAGCTATGAACTCAACTGCCCCATAATTTCCGCAACACAGCTAAATAGATCTGGCTACAACGTTGACAACCCCGGGTTAGAGACAATATCAGAAAGTATTGGCTTGGCCACTACTGCGGATGCTATTATATCTATTTGGCAAAAAGACGAGGATAAAGAACTTGGCACAATTAATATAGGAATGACAAAGAATAGATTTGGCCCTAATTTCGGTAGTATTGCTTTAAAGATTGATTATAATACATTACAGATCACTGAAGACGACACAATTAATGAAAGTGAAGAGGCTAGAGAATTCACAAAGACATTATCGGTATTAAGCGGGCCGTGATTTTTAGTTTACTGATCATAAATTCATACAGCCTTAAAGGTTTATATGAATTTCAACAATATTCAACACGAAGAGGCAGATCATCTTTTTCGTTCGTATTGTAGTTTTGTTTGCATTGCATACAACAAGAAGTATAATCTAGCCAATATATTGCTTCTGTTTCTACAGAATAAAAGTTTGAAATCTCTATTTAAATCGTTGCTTGATGTTGAAAGTGATGTACTAGCAGTTAGAATGTTTTTAGAGTTTGATCCTTCACTATGTAAAAGCAAATACATAATGAAGTATTTGAATTCTCATAAACCTAAATGATTTCAGAGAAAATAATTTATAATGTATTTTTAAAAATTTCTCGCACCCAAGCTGGTTTACCCTATCGCTTTCGAAAGCAGTGGCACGGCTTTGAGGGGACACCTCAATATCAGCATGTACTGAGATTAAAAAACTTTTTTTCTAGAAATAAAAGTGTTGATGTAAATGAATTTTTCTCTGCACCCTTTACCATATACCCAGGCGAAAGCGGTTTCGATCTTGCCTTTTATTCTTCACCTAAAGCAATTAAAATCTACACTCTTGCTCAAAAAAAGAAGCTATTTCTCTCACCTGATATGCCCTATCACCTAAACAACATAGCTAAGGGGTTAAAATATATTTGGAGATTTTGTCAAGAAAATAATATTAAAGTTTTAGATTATCCTAAATTTAAAAATGGAGTACATCCTATTTGTATAACACACATTAAAGAAAGAAGGGTTAGTATATACAACATGTTTGCGTTTGATAGTTTTGAAGGAGAAATACTCCGTTGTGAACCTGAAGCACTTAGGTTTGTATTAGGCGATATTTACGATAATATTGCTGTGTTTCGCACAAAATATTTGAGCAGTAACAAGGCAAAAACTTTGTCTAGCTTAGGGTTAAAAAAACTTCTTGGCAAAGAAAATAATAGTTGATTCTTATTTTTTTGATAGTATTATATAACTATGAGCGTAATTACAAAATCAATGTTTGATAGCATTAAGAGTGCTTTAACCAAGAATAATAATCAACAGTCAAAAAATAAAGATATTTTAAAGTGTGAAGTAGGCAATACATACACTGTTCGTTTATTGCCCAACACAACTGACCCGCAGAAGACGTTTTTTCACTATTATACATTTGGCTGGACAAGCTTTTGTACCGGGCAATATGTTTCTGCGGTAAGCCCCTCTAGCTTTGGTGGTCGAGATCCTATTGCAGAATATCGTTATAAGGTCTTAAAAACTGGTACGGAAGAAGAAAAGCAAAAGGCCCGTGCAATTATTCGCTCTGAAAAATGGCTAGTAAATGCTTATATTGTAAATGATCCAGTAACGCCTGAAAATAACGGCAAGACTATGATCGTAAGATACGGTAAGCAGCTTCATAAGATTATTATGGACGCTATTGAAGGCGATGGTGCCGAGGATCTTGGCTCTAGAATTTTTGATTTGTCCGATAAAGGTTGTAGCTTAAAGATTAAGGTTGAGCAGCAAGGTGATTATCCCACTTACGTTAGTAGTAAGTTTGCTCTTCCCAAGGCTGTTGAGGGTCTGGATAAGTCTAAATTCGATGATGTGTACAAGAATATTCATGACCTGGAAACGGTACTCCCTGCTAGAAGTTACGATGAGATGAAAAATATGCTTGATGAACATTACTTTTGCTCATCTGGCGAACAGCGCGCTAATGATACAACCTCTAAGAGTGTAAAAGAACAAAAGCCCGCTGCTTCGGCGGAAGATTTGCTTGAAGATGATACCGTCAAGCAACTTTTAGCAGATATTGAAGATACTAAATAATGGATAGTATAGTCAACTTAACACCTGATGACCCGCGAGCACGTGAGGCTATTATAGGTCTTCTCGGTACTACATTATCTGAATTAAGAGAAATAGATAAGAACGTTGTTGGTGGTTCGAAAAATATTTCTGCGCTAAGAACAGATCTTAAAAATGTACTGAATTTTCCACAGGCACCGCCTACTGCAACCGTTGTTAATGCTGGAGCAAATATAGGTGGCTTACATGTTGCACCTGTTCAGCAGCAACCAACTGTCGTGCAGCCATCACAAATCCCTATATCTACGGCGCCTGCTGAAGACCCAAATCAACTAGTATTTGATTTTAATCAAAAAATAACACCAGAAACTGTTAATAACAAGTTAGATAGAATTTTAGATAAACTAGATAGAATTATTTTTAATTACATTAAACAGTAATTGCATTTTCTACGTTAGTATTATAATAATAATGTGAACGTTTACATACCTAATCGAAAACTTTTTGTAAACGGTTTTTTATCTCCACTTAGTAGAATTAACGATAGTTGTGTTGTATGTGTAAAGGATACAGGTCTGTTCTGTACTGTTTGTACGGCTGACTCATCTATTATTCTACATACCCAATATAAGCTTGACCTGGATGTCGATTCCCAATTATGCTTAAATATTGCGGATATCAAGAAAATAGTTAAAGCGTTTGATTGTATTAGTACAGAGTCCTTCACTTTTAATGTAGATAAAAATAATATTAACTATAGTGGACCGGAGGTTAATTTTAAGTATCATTTGCTTGAAAACGGTATTATTACCCAGCCCAAGCTAAACATAGATAAAATTAATTGTCTTGAGTTTCCCGTCTCGTTTAACATACAATATAAAACGTTGATTGAACTGCTTAGAGGTAGTACATTTGCTACTGAAAGTAATAAACTTTATTTGCGTACAAAAGACAATAAAATTTATGGCGATTTAACAGATAGATCTAGACATAATATCGATAGTTTTTCAATTGTCCTAGCAGATTATAGTGGCCCAGAATTTTCAGATATTTGCTTGAACTTTGAGACGATTAGAATAATTAGTAGTGTGAGGGTGAAGCAGTTAGAGTGTAAGATAAATCCGAAACTTGGAGTTATTGTATTCCAGGTTAACGATGATATTATCAAGACAAAATATATTGCATCATCATTAGTAAAATGAGTACACCTAAAAATAAGATTAGAACGCCTAGCTACTTTATGAAGAGGCTCAGGGACAATGGGTTTATTGTTCTGAGAATATTTGATAGGTACGGGAAACACGATCCTAGACGATGGACAGTGCTTGTTGATCCAGGGTTATCATCTGTTTTTATTACATGTTTTTCAAATAAAGATTTTAATGGTGATTTGATGTTTGAGTTAAATGATGGTGGTATTAGATTTAATAAAAACTATAGTATCAAAACAGATAGTATTGAAGTTATCATTACATATTTGATTGAACGCGGTATTAATAATGATCCTACTAACAGCCCGTATTATATAGAGAGACCTAAATATATTAAGGGTGAAAAAGTCTAAAAATAACAACGGTGATAATATGAAAAATGATTCGCCAAAGATTGTTAAGTATGATAAAAAGCAAGTAGAAGAATTATTAAAGTCTGCGATGCAAGATTTTTTAATTAGAAAGTCTAGTGTCGCGCAGGAAAAAACAAAAAACGTTAATAATTTAATATCTCAAATTACTGAATTTTTAAGTGCTTTTATTATTATTGGTTATGATGTATCCGGCGAACCGGTTAATATTATTCACGCTACAAATCAGATGGACGCCGATGCATTAAGTGCTGCAATTAACAAGTTTATATTACACTCAATCAACGGCTCGTCTGAAAAATGAAGACAGTTTTAATTTTAGGCAAAGGATTTATTGGTCAGGGCTTAACAAAATACTTAAAGGGCAGGAATATATCTGTTGAGTTTTACAGTAGGGCAGAACTTGATTATACTGACCCACTAACATTACAACAATTTTTAAAAGACAAATATAATAATATTGAAGTTGTTATAAACTGCTCAGGATTTACAGGGCGTCCAAACGTGGACGGTTGTGAGGACCATAAAGCAGAATGTTGGTTTCGCAATGTAATTGTCCCGAGAAATATTGTATTGTCTTCAAATATGTTTGAGTTGCCTGTGTTTCAGGTAAATAGTGGTTGCATTTATACTGGCTACGAAAAGGAATATTCTGAATTAGATGAGCCAAATTTTGGCTTATTTGAAAATGATAGTAGTTTTTATAGTAAAACTAAACACGCTTGTGAGACAATATTTAAAAATTGCTTAGTTTATAGTCTTAGAATTCGTATGCCGTTTGAGGGATCATTGGATAAGAAAAATTATCTTTATAAGCTATACAAATATAATGATCTTATTAGCATGCCTAACAGTCTCACAAGTACAGAAGACTTATATAGCTTTATATTAAAATTTATTGTTCTAAGGGGAACCCTTGCCCCAGGACCTATTAACGTTGTTAACGGGGGTAGTATTAGCGCAAAAGAGATAATAGAGATTTTTAAATTAAAAAACATTAATAATCCAAGATGGAATTTTATTGAGCTTGATTCTTTGAATACAAAAGCAAAACGGAGTAACTGTATCTTATCAACAGATAAATTAAAAGCGGTAAATTTACAGCTACCAGATACAAGAGCATCACTTGAAAGAGATATTTCGACATTTGCATCATTGCTTCAATAAGCACACGCCAGCCCCGCGCGGTATTTACGCAATAGACAGGGGCGACTACGTGGGAGAATTTTTTGTATACGTGAAAACAATGGACACAGGTGAGCATTGTTTTTTAGGTTTACCCAAAATGGAGAAAAGATTAGTACCAGCAGAGTCTTTTAATTCAGGCATTAAAAATAAAATTATGGTTTTTGTACAAAAGTTACCAAAGCCAATTCATAAAATATGTTGTCAGCAATACGATACTAACATTGATAAACGTGTTAAGCGTAATAAATAGTTATATGGATTACGTAAGACCAGTAAAAATTACAAGCCCGATAAGCGGTCAGCCTGTTGCCCCGAAAATAGTCGAACGTGTTTACGAGGGCAAGCTCTATAGAGAAGCGCATTGGATTGACCCGGCCAGCGGTACATTTATCCGCAAAGGCATTATTAGTATTGAAGATTTAAAAGAAAAAAAGAATTGATTGTTAGCTAGCTTCAGTTAAAATTATATTGTGTTATTAACTGAAGACTATATTGTTTCTAAATTCTATCAATATGCGGGATACCCTAAATATAATAGGCTTTCTAAATGTTATAGTGGTGGCTGCCCTACATGTAGAGAAGGGGCGTCGTGGGGTAAGAAGCGCCGGCTGTATTACGTAACAAAGAAAAATTTAATATTTTGTCATAATTGCGGTCTCAGTGATAGACCTGCTAAATGGATTCAAAAGGTTGCTAATCTTACATATGGTGAGGTGTTAAAAGAAAACAGCCAATTTCAATCAAGGGTTATAGATATTACGGAGACACCTATTCAGGAGGCGCCTGCCAAACAAATACAACCAGATCTTCCAACAGACCCCATAAACTTATTTGATAAAAATCAATGTGAATTCTACAAGGATAATCCTGTTGTCAAGGAGGCTCTAGCGTTAATTAAGCATAGAAAGCTAGACACAGCTGTTAATAAGCCTGCTGCACTATATCTCACCCTGACAGATAGAATACATAAAGATAGATTAGTTATACCGTTTTACGATACTACAGGTAAGATAGTTCATTACCAAACGCGTACGATAATTGAAAATAAAAAATACCCTAAGTATCTTTCAAAGTTAAATAGTGAAAAGAGTTTATTTGGTATTAATCAAACTTTAGAAAAAATATCGTACTTGTTCGTAACGGAAGGGCCTATTGATGCTTTTTTTATTGAGAACGGTATTGCAGTCGCCGGTATTAATGAGGGTAAAGGGTCGTTCTTTACACACAAGCAACAAGAGCAACTCAATGCATTCCCTCTACACGAAATTATATGGGTACTAGATAATCAGCGGATTGATTCTGCAAGTAAAAAGAAGACTATTGCTTTAGCTAAGGCAGGTCAAAAAGTTTTTATATGGCCAGAAAAACTTAAAATGTACAAAGACCTTAATGAAATGGCTATCGGTCTAAAAGTTAACAAAATTTCTACTAAATTTATTCTAGATAATACCTTTTCAGGTGTAAAGGCCAATCTGATACTTGCTAACCAATCTTAAGAATCTTCGCCAGAAATTAAATAGCCTTTTAACGATTCATTTAATGAACTTAGCTCCATTGCAACTCTAGCTAAGCGCTTCTTTTCACTGTTTGAAATTTTTTCAAAAAGCGTATCACAACCAGCAGCAGCAAGCTGCGATTGTACGCTGGAACTATCAACACCATTAATAAAATTAATAAACTTTTCTACTTCCTGTATCCAGCCTGCAAGTGTCTTTTTCTGAGCAGCGTTGTGCGCGCCTCTAACCTGATCAACACCTTGTGGAGGTGCGTTCGCATCTAATGCAGCGGGGTTAGTACCAGGCTCTAATTCTGAGGCCATTGCTTCGGGCTCTGTAGGTAAATCTTGCTCAGTTTTATCGGCTTCTAAAAGGTGTGTAAATCTCTTTGCAAACAAATTCATATTATTATTTATTATCTACATGACTAGATTAAATATATATATGGTAAAAAAAGTAAGTGCGCTAAATGAGGACTCGCAAATGCTTTATAATAAATGGGTTAGAGGCATTGCTACGAGACAGCTACAACCCGAAATAATTACACTTTCTGATATAGTCAATCGTTTCCGCAATAACAACCAGGCGCCTAAAGTATTACCGTATCCACTTGATAAGGTTATAGATTTCTTGGGCGATATCTTTGTAAAATGTGCAGATTTGCGTAGAACTCTAGCTCAAGGTGTTAGCAGTCCTTTAATTAAAGATAAAGCTGAAAAAATTAAGACTATTAGAGAATTAAATTCAGAAATACAAAAAATTCAAGAACAATTGTTTAGCTGTACAGACAAACTAAACAAATTACTTGAAAAATAACTAGTTACAGTTTAATATATAGGTATGTTAAAACGGGCTGCACTTAGTCTTTTATTGACTTTTTTTGTCAGTACACTATTAGCCTGGCCATTGACTTTTTTAGGGGTTTGGTTTTTAAGTGGGTTTGGATTTTTTACCGTTCTACAATTCGTTGGGTTTTATTTTTATAGAGATTATCTTACACGTAAAAATGCTATTGAAGAGCAAAAATTAATTATTGCCCGTGAAGCCGAGCTTAGTAAGCAAGGAGCAGAGGTTGTATGTCCATGTGACAGACAGGTAAAATGCTTTATACCTATAGTGCTAAATCAACGAAATGAATATATCTGCCCGGGTTGTGATAAGAATGTAAATGTAGCTGTAAATCTAAAAACTGTATTAGTTACGACACCAATTGTTGATACACTAGAGGATGTTGTAGTAAATAAATTAAGGAGTCAAAGTGGAAATAGTTAATGTAGTCGCTAGTCAAATAATGCCTGTTTCTGGCTACACGGCCCCGCCGTCTATTGCTCAGGTAAAAAAAGAAGTTGAAAATTTCTTTTTTTCAAAAGGACCACTAGCCTATAAAATATACAAAAACGCCTATACAAGCTCGTTAGGTGACTCTGCCTCGCCCGAGGCTTTTATTCAAGAATTCTTTAATGCATTAGAAAATTCTATTAAATTACAGCTCAGGGACGTTGTTGTTGAACCAACAACAACATTAAAGAATGTTTTTGAAATATTGCGCAATAGCTTTGCTATTTTGAGTACTGCTGGCGTAAAAATTGACCCGGTTACCTTTTACGCGACTTTGGTCGCGTTTGTATTAAGTAAATTAAAATAGTTCTTGCGTTAAAAAAATTGTTCATATATTATTTACCGTATGAACGATACAATTAATATTCAAGGTTCGGAAAAAACGCATACCATGAAAAAAGTTGAGTATGCTAGATGGCTATGTCTTGTCGAGGCTATTGATTTGATTGAGAGAAAAGCCAGCGAGCTTAAAGCTGATTTAATTTCAGATGACTTCTGGGTAAAGCCGTTAGCTTTTCAAAAATATATTGAACAAAGACTTGAAACGATGGTCATTGATGTCGATAGGGAGGAGTTTAACATCCCTACAAACGTATCTATAGATTTGAATAAGGATTTAGTACCAGTCGCTACTCAAGAAGAAGAAATTAAAGAGGAAGATGTTGAACCTTCGGAAGAAGATATTGCAGAGGTTACCGTTTAATAGTACCCGCCGTAAATTTCAGTGTTATTAACAGACATATCAAATATTTGTCTGCTACTAGTTGTGTCCGTGCTTTCAGGATAACTACTTGGCCGCGGTGTATAGGTTTTATCGTCCGGTATTGACGTTGCAATTGTACCGTACTGTGCATTGTCATAGACTTGTGCGCTACCTTTTTCTTGAGGTAAATTCGGCTCAAAAGAATTATCAAAGCGCTTAGCTTTTAATAACCATACATAGTGACCCATAAGAGGATTAATTTCCGAATTTTCCTGGTCCAATCGCTCTGTTATCTCGTACATTTTTCCATCTCTCTCACCTGGTCTTGTATTGCCATATTCTACCATCTTGAAAACATCTCCTGCTTTAGGTTCCGTATCAGGTGGATAAACAGAATAAAATGAACTTATGTGAAGATAGGCTGTACATGTTTCATCGCTCATGTAACCAAATTTGCTCAAGATTAATGCGTTTTCAGATAACTTGATCGCCATCACAACATCTCTTGGATCTTCAAATCTTGCTGTAGGTTGTTCACCGTAAACATTATCTGCAGATAACAGATTGTATGTATTACGAAAATACTGAACTTTTTGACCGTATAAATCTAACTGCTCTCTCCAATAATTACTGTACAGTTGTCTTTCACATTCATTATTTTCTTTTTCCGTAAACCTTAAAGTGCTTGTAGTGTATTTTAATGGGTATGTTCTTATACAGTTTACACCGGTGTACTTATCGATACTCATTTTTGTAAAATATATCCTCTCAAATTTGGATCAAACTTTAACAAGATACCTGTATTGCCTAAGCTCTTTGGTGTGTTTGGATCTAGTCTTGAAATACCAAATTGTTGAGATAGTTTCTGTACTTCACTTGGGGTTAATGCTTTTCTACCCGAGTTGGCTATTTTTAAATCTTGCAACGCTTGAATAGCCTTTGGATCAACCCTGTGCATGTCAGGCACTGTTTGCGCGTGCTTCCGAAAACCTGGATCTTTTATTATTTTGCGATGCCTTTCTGTAGGTTTGAAAAAATTAGGACCTATATTTGTTGACAAAGTACCTTGATTCCATGTAGCTACTTCACTGAGCAATTGTTTATTGAAATATTTGGCAAAAAGACTCACAGGTTATTTATAATAAAAAAGCCGTCATTAATGACGGCTTTTCTATATATTATTTAAATAAGGATCTTTATTTAAAGAAATCGCCAATTTTGTAACCAGTGGCGTTAACTTTATTATTCTTACTCGTTAGTGAGTGGCCCTTGCTATCAGGAAGGGCGGAAAGCTTACCATCGTTTACGGCCTTGATATCACCGGAAGCTTTGCCGCCTTTAGCATGACCGAGCTTACCAGCAACCTTATTGTTCTTGCCTTGTAGAGCTTGACCCTTACTGTCAGGGAGCTGTTCAAGTTGAGTAGCTTCACCGGCTACTTCTTCTTGATCTTCATCTTTTTCTTCTTCTTTTTCGTCTTTTTTAGCTTTGTGCTGCTCATCTTCTTCTGCAGCAACAGGGGCTTGCTCGTCTTCAGGCTTTTCTTCTGTTTCACCGCCAAGATCTTCTTCACCACCGTGATCTTCTTCACCACCACCTAGAACGTCGCCGAGCATATCGTGTAATTTTTGAGCAACATCGCGAGGAAGTGTCAAGGTGATTTCATCGCCCTCACCACCCATATCTTCTGGCTTATCAGCCTCAGCACCTTCCGGGCCGGCTTGAATGCCAAGATCAAGGGCATCATCCTTCATTACATCTTCATAAAGTTTATCAAATATCGATTTGCTCATAATATTATTTATATTCGCTGGCTCCTTTTTTTCAAGGGCTGTAGAAAATTTTTGTGGCTCAAAATGATTATTTTTTTCTGCATTTTTAGGATCAACTATATTCTTGCTAAAACCTTCTGCGGCTTCTGGGCCAGTATTCTTAAGAGCGAAAGCGTTTTTATCTGTGCCCTTTGCCATTATCTTTTTAGCATCAATTTTTTTATCTTTTGCCAATGGAAAAGTAGCTAATGTCTTTTTTGTCTTTTCTTCTACTACTTCTGTACTAGTATTATTTTTCGGAGCAACATGCTCCATGGCTGCGTAAACCAACCCGATATCTTTAATACTAGTAACTCTTGTCATATATAGTATTTATACTCAGGATAAATAATAATATGACGGATAAAGAAAAATATTATCTAGGCAACGAACGCTTGCCCACCACAGATACCAAGTTCGAATACACATCTGAGATGATAAGCGAGATTAAAAAATGTAAGAAAAACCTATTACATTTTGCTGAGAATTACTTCTTTATCATTAACTTAGATAGAGGTAAGGAAAAAATTAAATTATATCCTTGTCAAAAAAGAGTACTCAGGAACTTAAGAGATAATCGTTTTGTCATACTACTCTCTTCTAGACAGAGCGGTAAAACTACACAAATGACAATATATTGTCTGTGGAATGCATGCTTTAATGATGATCAGAGAATTCTTATTGTTGCAAATAAAGAGCAAACAGCGAAAAATATTTTCAAACGGGTAAGACTAGCCTATGAGATGTTACCTAATTTTTTAAAGCCTGGTGTAGTCGAATACGGTCAGACAAGCATGACACTTACAAACGGCAGTAGTATAGGTATCAGTACAACTAGCAGCGACGCGGGTAGAGGTGATAGCTGTAATTGTCTTGTGTTGGATGAATTGGCTTTTATTGACAATCATATTGTTGATAAATTCTGGGAATCAGTATATCCAATTATTAGTAGTTCTAAAAAAAGTAAAATTTTTATTGCAAGTACCCCTAACGGTACAGATAATCTTTTCTACAGACTCTATAAAGGCGCTGAAGAGGGCGATAATAACTGGCGAGCAGAAAGAATCGATTGGTGGGAAATCCCCGGAAGAGATGAAAAATGGAAACACGATACAATTAAAACTCTTGGTAGCGCGGAAACATTTTCGCAAGAATTTGGAAATGAATTTCTTCATGGTGGCGAAAGTAGTATTAATGAATTTCTATATAATTCCTCTTTAAGAGATTGCAGAGAGCCAGAATTTGTTTTTGATGATGGAAAATATTTAATGTGGGAGGAGCCACGTGAAGAAAGAATTTATATAGCGGGTGTTGATGTAAGCGAGGGTGTGAACGAGGCGGCTAGCGTTGTACAAATTTTAGATGTTACTGATTTATCTAGTATAGAGCAGGTTGCGGTTTACCATACTCGAAATACACCGCCATTTCAATTTACTGCAAAACTTTTAGAGATTTTAACACAATGGGGGCGGCCACCTGTTTGTATAGAAAGAAATAGTTGCGGTGCGCAAGTGGTAGAACAACTCAAATTTACTCATGGGTATGAAAATATAGTATCGTGGGGCGCTAAAGCAGGTGATAAAACTGATTTTAAAAGAGTTGGAATTTTATCACACACAAATACAAAGTACAGAGGCATTACTAACATGAGATATTGGGTGAACGAATTAAAAGTATTAAAGTTTAGAGATATTAATACTCTTAAGGAATTTAAAACTTTTATAAGATATCCTAATAATACGTGGGGTGCACGCCCCGGTGCTGATACCTGGGATGATAGAGTCATGGCCTTAGTATGGGCTTTAATTATTCTTGAAAATGAGCTTTGTAACAGATATTTTGATGTTATTAAGCTTGATGATTGTGATAGACCACAAATTATTAAACCGTTAGACTATGGTATAAGAGGTGTCGTGAGTCCACTCAGCTTATACATGAACGAAAAAAATATTGGGGCTGAAACCGCGCTGCCCACTATTTTCGAAGGCGGGAGTGAAGAAAAAGATGCAGAAATGGAAGAGTTAAAAAGACAAGGCTGGTACTTACCGGGACAGTCATTTTTTGATAAATAAATCAAATGGCAACACAACCAAATCAAACACCAATATTTCAAAGCCCGTTAAACAAGCAGAGAAAAGATAAATTTATTTGCGTTTTAACTATTCCAAGAATATTGCGCGATGAAGTAGAGGATATTGCTAGAAGAAATTCTTCAGTAAATTTTGACGCATTACAATTTAGTATTTTTGGCGCTGTCGCCCCACCTATAGAAATACCTCCAGTCCAAGTACCTTACGCTGGCCAGACTCTTAAGGTGACTTCCTATGCAAGACCTTCATTTCCTGTATTAAAAATTGATTTTACTGTTGACAATTTTTTTAATAATTATTGGGTTATATATAAATGGCTTGAAGTTTTTAATGACCCAACAATTGGAGTTTTTAGCCCCAATGATACAGATTTAGATTCACGAACAGCACAGTATATGACTAATATTACTATCTACGGGTTAGATGAATATAATAATAAAACAATAAAATTTGACTATATCCGGGCGTTTCCTGTTGCTCTGCAAGGTATTGAATACAATGATAGGGACAGTGGGGAGATGGAATGTAGTTTTAATTTTGCTTATCACCAACTTAAAATAACCCTTTTACCAGTAAATTAAGAAATATTGTATAAAATATTTTTTTTTTGAAAAAGTTAAACATAAATAGTATAAATATTAACGTATGAGTAACCGTCTTTCTACTGGAGTAACAAAATAATATGGCAAGAACTATTCAAAGTCCAGGAGTTGAAATTCGTGAAGTTGACCTCACGTTAAGACCTGTAATCAATCAAGGCACTAGTGTATTTATAACTGGTTTTGCCGCTCAAGGCCCTATCGATGAAGTGTTACAGCCAACCTCTTTAAGCGAATTTGAGCAAATTTACGGTACCCCGACCAATGCCGCAGAAAGATATTTTTATCATACAGTAAAGGCTGCCCTGCAAGGGCCAGTGCAGTTAAAAGTTTCTAGACTACCTTACGGTGATGATCGAGGTGAAGGCTTTGCTACATGGCGCTACAGCGCTCTAGTTTACCCAGCAGTCGGCTTCAACACAACAACCAATCCTATTTCTTCAACCTATACAAGCAAGCTTTCTGCAAATGCATTATTTCTTACGGCGCCTTATCACCTAGAATTATCTTTAGAACAATATCAACTATTGGCTAATAATAATATTGATTGGTCGGTTGATGGTATTACTGCAGAAATTCCATTTACTGGGTTTAATGAAATAGGTAGAACAGCGATAATAATCATAAACAAATCTCAAGTGACAAACAATAATAAGTTTGAAGGTTATTATGTCGCTTTAACAGACAATGCTAATGTTAACCCTGCTACACCCTTTGACGGTGTTGGCTCCATTAAAGCTGTAGGAGCGTCTCTACCAGTTATTGGTGAGGCTACCTCGTACATTAGTGTACCGAAAACTAGATTAAATTTTGCTTTATCTGCTACAAAATTTGGTGACGGTACAAGTATTAGTGAAGTAATGGAAAACATGAGCACATTTGATATAGCTGGTACAAACTTCTCTGATACATTATCATTAGGTGTCTTCAAGCTAAGACAGAGCGTATTTTCACCAGATGTGATAGCGTTAGATTATGTTTTATCTGAAAAATATGTAGGCTCGCTTGATTATCACAGACAGATTGCTTCTGAAACTGGTGGTGCACCGACGAGCTTTTTCTTAGGGAATTTAACAAAGAATTCCCCTAACATTAAGGTTTTAGTTAACCCTTATATTTCAAATCAACTATCCAATACATGGCTTGATTCTAGTGGTAAGCCAACAAAAACAGTGAGAATGGCATCTCAGCAAAACTTTACACCTTTAAGTGTTCAGGGAGCTGTTGACACAAGCACATCATTTTTAACACGCGTAGGTACAACATCCGCTGTTACTATTAAAGGTAGCGTGGTAAATCTCAAGAATTCAGAATTTGCAGATGTAAACGATTATGCTGACAGTCTGTTTCCACTTGGTGTATATTCAGAAACAGTTACAACTAATAAAAATATCGGAAGCTTGCCTCAGAAGTTAGAGCGTGTTTTCGATTTAGTTGAAAATGCCGATCTATATCCAATTAATATTGTCCCCGAAGCTGGTCTAGGATCAATTTATGTTGGTGTAACTGAGGCCGCGGTTAAGGCAAATATACCTCTTTCCGCGTGCGGTCCCTACAGTGAGACAACTCCAATCAACACATTAAGTAGTTTCTATACAACTAATAACGAGCTAATAACCGATGAAGGATTGAGAATACGCGGTAATTATAATGCCGTAGCTAGTGTATTTGTAAATGCTGCGCAAAATCAAAGAAAAGACTTTTTAGTTGTTCTGGATGCTCTAAGACATATTTTTGTTCAAGGTGAGAACAATAAGATTATCAATACAAAGAAAATTTACAGTCCTAATGCAGGTGTTGATCCAGATCCTCGCGCACCAGGTTATGTAAGTACTAACTTTAGTCAACACATTTATTGGCCATTAAGACATCAATTTGGTCTGCTAGATTCTAGTTATGCATGTACATATGCTACGGTAGCCCAGGTCTTAGATCCATCTACTAATAGACAGGTCTGGATTCCATTCTCTGGGTTTGCAACCGCTGCAATGGCTAATACTGATGCAAACTTTCAACCATGGTTTGCCCCCGCAGGGTTTACACGCGGTATATTACTTGGTGTAAATGATCTTGGTGTTTATCCTAAGCAGAAGCAGCGCGATCAACTTTATAAAATTGGTCTAAACCCTGTACCGTTCTTCCCTGTTGAAGGTTTTGTTATCTTCGGTCAGAAGACATTGCTCAAGAAGCCCAGCGCTTTTGATCGCATTAATGTACGTAGATTATTCTTAAATCTAGAAGTAGCTACTAGGGACACTGTTAAGTATTTTGTGTTCGAACCCAACACATTGTTTACTAGAACACAAGTAATTAATACTTTAACACCTATTTTTGAAAATGCTAAGAATACTGAAGGGTTATATGATTATCTCATTATTTGCGATGAGCGTAATAATACGCCCGATGTTATCGATCAAAATGAAATGAAGGTTGATATTTATCTAAAGCCGGTCCGTGCCGCGGAGTTTATCTTAGTAAGCTTCTACGCTACACGTACTGGTCAAAACTTCCAGGAGTTAGTAGCGTAACAGTGAGAGGGAATAAATAATTTTATGGCTGATGTAAAACAATTAATTGCTGATTTTTATAGGGTTGCATCTACTAGAGATTTTCAACGCGATATTCAATTTCGTGTATTGAGCATCACCCCTGGTGGCACAACTATTAGTTTTGATGAAAATGATTTAGTGTATGCAAAAGCAGCGAGTTTACCTGCACGTCAAATTACAAATGTACAAGCTAAGTTTATGGGATTAAATTTCAACCTTCCTGGTACCGCAGCATACCCTAACAGTGACGGTTATACACTAACATTCTATAATGATGCTAAGAATAATTTAAGACAAAAATTTGAAGATTGGACCCGTGATACATTTAATGATGCTAACAGCACCGGTAATTACTTCACACCTACACAAGCCAGTACAATAGATCTAGTTCAGCTAGACACTCAAATGAACAGAGTTGCACAATATCAACTTGTAGGTGTGAGTATTCGCAATGTTGGTGATATCAAATATAGTATCGGTGAAGGCACTGGTCAAATAGTTGATTTCGACGTTACTCTAGCTTATCACTATTTCACACGCAAAGAATTATCTTAATTTAATCAGTGCCATAAATATTTTAAATGGCACTTTCTAATCCATTAATTGATGCTTTCCAGGGCTTAGTTTCTAACACTGTTGGTGTTGGTCGCGGTGTTAATCCTCTTAGCCAGCCTCAAATTACTACACTACTCGGGTTTAATATTCCTGGTGTACCATTAGTTAGTACTAGAGATTACTTTTTACTTCAACTACAATCATGGCTTACTTCTCTACCGCTACAAACCCAATGGATTGCTGTTATAGATAGTTTTCCTTACGCATTAAGAACTGAGCTATTACAGAGTCTAGAAAGGACAGACGGCGGTAAAAAAGGCTTTGATATTGACCGAGCACGAGCAATATTAACGAGCTATCCATTACAAAAAGTAATAGGGTGTGTATTTGCACAAGGCGCACAAATACCTGGCGAGACCCTAACTGTTATGGATACGCCGTTAGACAATAATAGAGGATTTGTACCTGGTATAATATCTGATAAGCGATCTGGGTACGCTGGTAACCCTCTTGCATTAGATTTTTTAGAAACAAATACAAGTATTGTAGATTTTGTCTTTAGACCCTGGGTGATGCTCGCTAGTCATTATGGTCTAGTTGCGCGACCAGGAGATATGCCCGGGTCTAAAGACCTTTTTAACGTTAAATCAAACATTACATTACTATGTTATACGCGTAGCTATCAAAACGTAAGTCAAATTCCAAGAAAAGTATTTACATTTTATAACGTTGTACCCACGCTAATTAATAACTTTAATTTAGACTATGGCTCTGAACCCACAGATGCTACTGCATATCGTGTAAATTTTACTTACACGAATTATACTATACAAAATAATCTATACTTTCCGCTTGCAGATATTATTCAAACTGCAAGTTCTGTATTCAACAACGGGTATACACCTACAGTATCACCGTTACAGTCTTCAAATAATTACCCTCAAAATGTAGCTGGTTTTTTCTAATTTTTTTGTTAACTAGCATATGGAGTTTGTTCTAAATTGTTGGGTCCCATCATTAAGCGGTTTTTATAAAATAAAAGAACTCAGAAACCGGCAAATATCTACCCTCTCGAAATATATTCTTAACGAAGATCACCCCGGTACAAATCAGTGTTTTGAAGAAATAATAAAAGAAAATTTTGTAGATTACAATGCATATAGTTTAAACCGTTTTGATAAATGGTTTATCCTAACATTTCTGCGTGCAATTAACGTTTCTCCAACACTATATCTTCAAACTACAAATACAGGTAACATACCATGTAATATAGAAATATCACTTTTTGATATTTTAACTAAACTATCGGAAATTAATTGTATAGATACTTTTAAAATAGGTGTTGAAAATATTAATTTTTTGCTACAACCTCATAAATTATTATTTACCGATGAACCAGTTTTAGACTCTATTGCTACGGTTGAATATAAGAGTCAAAATATTACAGATTTAAAATTAATAAAAGAATTGCTTTTAAAAAATGTCAATTTAAGAAACTACATAGCTCAGGAATTACTTCTTAAAGATGGTCAGTCTCAACACTACATTATAAAAAATAATAATACTTCACTTAATTTAGCTGATTTACCGGTGCGTGTTTATGATAATACATTATTCTTTTTTGTAAGGTCTATCTATTTACCCTACTGCAAGGGATTATATGAAAAGCAGTATAATTTAATGAGATTTGGCAATTTTAGCTATAGTGATCTACAGCAATTAACACCTGCAGAAAGTGATATTTTCCTAAATTTATTTAAACAAGATGAATCTGATAAATCTCAGTCTAATGGTATTAATATTCAATAACTGGAAAACATTATAAATATATTATTATGGACGATATTAGCTCTGCAAGTAAAGCATCTCACGAGCTAGATCAATTGCTTCTTGATATAACCATGGGTGATCTGAATAAGGATTTTGCCAATGCTGATAATACAGCAAAGAACTTAATTCAATTTACCCCGGTCGAAGTACCTAGCGACAAAATAGCTGATCCCTTAGCGGTAGCTAGTCCGCAGTCTAGTAAGCAGGGCGAAACCACTAGTGATATTATTCAAGACATTAACTTATCAGATCTTGATAGGCTTAACCAAAAATTTACCGAGCAAACAGCTCGTAATAATCAACCAACTGAGCCTGCAGCCTCTCAACCGCAACAACTTCCTGTAAAGCAAGAAAAACCTGAAAAAACATTACCTCAACCTGCTTTACAAAAATTTGATGAAAAAGCTTTTAACGAAGAAATGGAAAAAATGGAAGAGAAACTAGCTAGAGATACTGCCCATTTGGCTCCTCCGCCAGATATATTTTCAAAAAGTACACCTAGCGCAGCGGATAAGGTCAAGGCCATAAAGGAAAAAACCGTTACAGAGGGCAAACCAGCAGCTAGCCTGGCAGAAACTCAAGAAAAAAAATTACCCGATTGGGTAACTATGCCTGTAAAGAAAAAAGATAAAGAAGAAGTAGTTACTAAAGATGTACCTGCAATAAAAGAAAATATTAAAACAACTGGCATTCAACCTGATACAGTTAAAGTAGCTAAACCAGAGCCAGTTCAAGCACCTAACACACCTGTAGCAGCTCCGGTAGCTAAGATTACCACACCACCTGCATTACGTACCGAGCAAGAAGCTACCACAAAAAAATCCGAACCTAATCAAGGTTTAAAGCCTTTTAGTGAAGCACAAGTAGCGCAAGCACCAAAACCAGAATCAAAAGAAAATAAGCCTAAACGACCTATTGATAATCCAAATATAGCTAACCAAATACAGTCTGCATTAAGAGGTATTAATGAGCTAAGCCCGGCACTTGATGTTTTTAATCTTAAGGCGTATGTTAATCAGGGTATTAAAGAAGGTGCCGCAATGAGAGGTGCACCTGGAGTAACGGATATGGAGTCATTGCTAAAGCAGTTACCATTTGCCTCTATACCAAAGCAACCATCTGCTGAACAATCACAGCAAGCAGCACCAGAACAGCCATCAACACCATTTAATTTTAACCTTGGCTCTTCTATACCAAATATATCGGAGCGCAGGTCTCCAACAGCCCTCGCAAGTAATAACGATAGATCACTTATTGTTATAAATCAAAATTTAAATAAGATATCAATTAGTCTTCAGCAAACACAACAAACTCTTGTCAACTCGCTAAATTCGCTAAATAATACAGCAATGGAAATACTAAGAACTATACCAACTATATCCATACAACAAGGTCAAACTAATAGTAGTGCTAGTACTAGCAACAATAAAGGTCACTTCACACCCACTGAATCGTTAAACTTAATAGGTAATTTTAGAGATAAACTCGGATTAACGCCACGAACGTTTGCTAATAATACCGTTTTTCCAGGTAATAACAGCATAGCATAATATGAACCTATACACATTTGAAAGTTTTTCTCAGCCAAATCCCATGTTGAACGGGGCCCCGCGATTAATGCCTGCGGGTATGATTTCTGGCCAGGGCGCCAATTATATAGCAAAAGATAGTGCTAGCTATGGATTGATTGATGTTATTAACAAATTTCAATGGACAACATCGCCAAAATCTTCTCGACAAGAAGTACCTAACATACTATTAAAAGAAAAGCGTCTTAAGAATAATGCTCTTTATGCGCAAGTCGCTTATTATGGGTTAGCACTTGGCGGTGTTATGGCTGGTGGACTTGGTGGTTTAACTTCGCTAAACGAAACATTTAGACCATTTGCGCAGGCATTAGTCGGCGGGTTCGGTGCACAAACGTTTGCAAGTACAGTGACAAAGACTTTGCAAAATATAACTTCCTTTATTAATGGCGATGCGGGTGGGTTGGGCTCGGGGTTACTTTCAAAATCTTTAGAACTTGCGACAGCCGGGCTTGGTATAGCTGGCGGTGCTATGGCCACCCCCGAAAACATACAAATGGGCCTTAACACTATAGCGCAAGCAGCTCAATTATTAGGTCAGAATATGCCTGGTAAATTTAATATAGAAAGATTAGCTAGTGACACACTGCAACCCTATGAAGGTCTTTACATAACTGAAGATACAAAGTTTATCTACAGCCTTCCATACTTTAGCGATGAACAAAACAGTATTAATAATGCCTTCGGAGATTTTGATGAAGTAATGGGCCAAGGCGGTCTTGATCCACTCAATGCATATGCAGCCGCACAAAATGTTAGAGCTGCTGCAAACTTTATGTCCGGCACACTTAATTTTGATGCCCCCGGCATTTATATTGAAAAGCCTAAGTTTTTTAATTTTAAAGAACAAGGCGAACAAATTAGATTTAGGTTTCCTCTTATTAATACTGGGTGGTCGACATATGAAGATGTGTGTCAAAACTGGCAGTTAATGTATCTTTTAGCTTATCAAAATAGACCTAATAGAAGAAGCCGTGATTTAATAGATCCAGCTGTAATTTACGAGCTAACAATACCTGGTGTAAGATTTTACCCTTTCGCGTATATTAGTGACATGTCTATTAATTTTGTTGGAGCTAGACGTAGAATGAATTTAACGGTACCTTTAGCTGGTGGCTCTAGATCTATAAACACAATTGTGCCTGATGCTTATGTGATTGATATAACATTAACAACACTTGTATCTGAAACTCAGAACTTTCTTTTTGCACTTTTACATGATAAGCAGGATGTTATTACGACGGTTGAGCAAAGATCGGTGTTTGATATTTTTGCTGAAGAAGCAAGAAGAGGGTTTAATAGGACTGTGCTTCAAAGTCAAGAGCCAACAACTAGATCTGGCGCTCAACAATTAGGTGAAGCCGCAGGCAATATTATTAATTTCTTTAGGAAATCACCTGTCGGATCAGGTCCCGGGTCAGGAGGTATACAATGACCGGCTTAAGTGCGTTAGGGGTATTTAGAAAAGATTTAGATTTTCTAGAAACTGTACCCAGTATAAGCTACGAAAATATATTTCGTATGTATTCTACAGAAAATACAGAATCTTCAAATTTTTACTATTTTAATATTTTAAATAGTGTTTATTTTCCTGATAATATACCCACAGGTAGTTATTATACAATTACTCTAAATAAACGGTTACCGTGGACAGCAATAAGCTATAATGAGTATAGGACAATAGATCTATGGTGGATTATAGCACTAGCAAATAAAATATATAATCCCGTATATTATCCGGCTCCCGGTTCGACGTTAAGAATTATTAAACCTGAATATGTGAAGTTAATTTTTGATGAAATAACCTTACAGACAAAGCAATAATGAACTCGATACAAAACTTAAGTTTTACTGGTAAACCAGAGCGTGTGACTATAGGTGATAATACTTATGAATTTAATATAATGTTAATTAACGGTGACGGTCAAACTATTGGTATAAAATACTCAAGTTTAGTTGAGTTGTCTATCTCTGATACCTTAACAAACTTTTACGCTGATGGATATATTATTTTTAATAACGCATTAGATGCATTAGAGAGTGTTCAGAGTATTTCAACAGATGTAAGGGGTCGCCCAGAGCAAGCGTTTTCTACATTTACGTTTCGTGGAGATGGAAGAGATTTCTTAGCAATTAATATACAGCCTTCTGTTCACACAGATGACACCGATCCAATAAACCACGTTGATAATAAAAATCAATTCTCTCTTAATTACATGTTCTCTATTCTTGACATGCAGGACATTATTACGGAGGATAAAGAAACTAAACTTAAGAAATTATATTTTTGTGATTTTGTTTTTCAAATTTTAAACGAAAAAAACGCCTATTTTTCAACAAGTAAACTTTCAACAGATAAAGGAAAAGGAAACACAAACAGGAGCATTTATACTGGCGAGGCAATAAAACAGCTTCTAGCATCTACCCTTTCACAGGACACTGGACTCACACAAAAATTTAGCGCTAAATGGGATCGGGGAGAAGAAAAAATATTTTACAGTAGCTCCGCTGGTGGCAAAGCTATTGATGATCTGTATTATCTTTTAGATTATCATGTTAGTACAAAAGAGAATGACTATTGCCCTGCGTTGTTAAGAAAAAACAGACAAAATATATGGACATTGAGTCCTGTGACAGAGTTATTTAAATCTGCATATTACAAAGGGTCTTCATCTCTAGGAGATATAGGCGGGACAGGATTAATAGAGAATTTTATTATCGGGAAACCTACATCGGGAGATTATAATCCTATTAATTCAATAGAACGTAATCCTAAAACTTCGTTTTTTGCTAATAATTTGCCTGATTATTCATTTATAGAAAATTTCGAAAGTGCCAATATTAGCGCACCTTCCAGTACATATGGCGTTGCAACGCACGTAGTACACAATTACAACGTTGCAGAAAAAACGTTTTCTATTGACTTAGCAGAAAATAGCATAAACTCTGCTTTTAAGAAATATAAAAAACATTTTGTTCAAACTCAAAAAGGACTGATAGGTTCTTCGCCTAGTGCAAATTTATCACTTAATAGGACTAAGACCGATAATAAAAATGTTCATCATGTTTTTAACCCTAACCCCACTCAAACTATTAGGTTAAATTCTGGTAGCAATAAAATTCTACTTAATTCGATTTTTAACAATACAACCATTGGATTTAAAACACGTGGAAGTATTTTTAGGGAAGCTGGTAAATTCTTTACGGCAGACAGACGTGATTTTGCCAATAGTTCCGCTTTTGATAATAAAATGCTCGGCACGTATTTGATAACTAAAGTAGATCATGTATTTAAAAACGGACAGTATTATAATTATCTGGTTGGTGTGAAAACATATGCTGCAGAAAAAACTAAAAATTCTAACGAGATTATATGAGTACATCTATTGATCCGCATTTAATGCAAATTAGTCTTTTTTATAAAAAAGATTTCTATCAACAGGCCTCTAACTACTTGCAAGCTGTACAAAGCTATTCTTCTGAGCTTGAGACCGCTATTAACTTTGCAAAATCAAAAGTGGCTAATGATCCGATCACTACTATGGGTCAATTTTTTATAGAGTTAGATAAAAAAATGAAATCTATGTCACCTCAATTTGCCGCGAATTGGATAAAAACATTTAATAGTGCTCACGAGCAAGTCAGAAATGAAGTAGGTGTTGCAATAGGAACAGGTACTTTTTATAGAAGTTTTAGCGATAGTATTGGCGTACTCACAAGGCAGGAAAATGTATACGATGAAAGTACGCAATCTGTATTGAACAATGCGTTTCCTTTAAGATATGGTGCTTCATTAACTAATAAAATACATCCAAGGATTCAGCTTCTACATGGTGAAATAAGCAACAAATTAAACACTGTAATGAATAAAAACCTTAAAAATATTCAGACACAAGGTACTTCACCGGATAAAGCCCACGGAGAAAATTTAGTACCAGATATTGCCCATGTAAAGAGAGTACAGGGGTTAGTACCTACGTTAAACCAGCGTATAAGAAACGAGTTTAAAGAACTCTACAATGTAATTTCTTTCTATTGCAATTACAATCCACGGTCAGCATCTCAGAATATACAATTTGTACCTAACATTAATATTTCAGTAAACGTTGAAGGGACCCCTGTTAATCAGGATGTACTGTTTAATCAGCTTCAAGATGTTAAAAGAGATATTACTACTAAGAAAGTGTTGGGTGTAGCGTAATATTAACAGCTTCAGCCTGGGCCTCAATAACTTTGGCCTCGTCCATAATTTTCTTAAAAACTTCATCACGGCTTAGCATTAATCGATCTTTTCTATCTTCTTCTTTCAACATTTTACGTGATTCTATTTCCATTGCCTTTAAATCTTTGGCCGAATCGCGTCTTATTTGAGTGATGTGCACATCTTTAATTACAGAAAGCGCGCTTGCTACAGCCTTCAGCGCTTGCGACAACGCCTCTACTTCCCTGCTTTCAGGGTTATTCATTACATAATCTTTTACACCCTCAACTATTTCAAGCCCTTGGGTGACTAGTTTACCTGTACTATTAAGTACAAAGTCTTCTAGCTTTTCTCTAGGTAAATTAAAGTCCTGTTTAAGTAGTTCTTTATTTGCAGAGGTGGTGGTTTGTAGCTGATTAATTAGATCATTTACGCTAAATTCTTTTTCTGGCATATATTATTTATCCCTTGAAATATATATACCATACTTTATATTAATGATATGACGACTAACGCTCCTCTGTATGCTCCTAGTATGAAATTTGAAAAGACTCACTCTGAGGCTGTACTACCAGCAAAAAATTTTCCATCCGATTCTGGCTGGGATTTAGTCGCTGTCGAAGACATAGTTATTCCTGCTAACGGCAGAAATACAGTGCCTGTAGGTCTGAAGCTAGCATATTTAGAGAGCGGATACTGGTTAAGTGTCGAGTCTAGGTCAGGCTTGAGTTTTAAACACGGTATACTTGCTCACCCCGGTATTATAGATCAAAACTATAGAGGTGATCTCGGGGTGCTACTCTACAACCATAACGCTGCAGATTACAATGTTAAGAAAGGTGATAGAATAGCGCAACTTGTATTGCATTACAACATTGATATTAATGTTGGGTGGGGAACGGTTCAAAGTACCGATCGTGGCGAAAAAGGTTTCGGAAGTAGTGGGAAATGATGGATGTTAATAGAGTTTGGACGGAAAAATACCGCCCAACAAAGCTAGATGATATTATTTTATCTGATAAAAATAGAAGTATACTAAAAACATTTATTGATAACGATGAAATACCAAACCTATTATTCTGCGGGCATGCAGGAATAGGCAAAACAACCACAGCAAAAGCTCTCATTAATCATCTAGATGCTGAATTTATTTATCAAAATTGTTCAGAAGTTGGTATAGATACTGTACGTAATGATATTACCGGTTTCAGTAGAACAAAAAGCTTTAATGGTAAAAAGAAAATTGTTCTTCTAGATGAAATAGATGGTATTGCATCAATAGATGCACAACGATCGCTAAGAAATGTTTTGGAAGAATATGCTGGACATTGTCGATTTATTTTAACATGTAATTACAAGCATAGAGTCATTATACCTTTACAAAGTAGATGTCAATCTTTGGACTTAGATCCAAATATAACCGATGTTGCAAAGCGCTGTCTTTACATTTTAAAACAAGAGAATACTAGTATTGACGACGATAGTAAGAGAAAATTAGTCGGGTTATTGCGAAAATATTTCCCCGATATTCGTAAAAGCATTAACGAAATGCAGAAATTTTGTATTGATGGTAAGTTATCTATACCTGAATTAAATATTGCCAATGATTTTATAGGTAAAGTCATTTCATTGGTTTTATCTAAAAAAACGCTTCAAGGTAGAAAGCTAATCATAGAAAACGAGGCCGTATTTAACGGTGACTATCCCGTTCTTATGAAGAATCTTTTTGATGAAGTATGTACAGGTAATTACAAGCTTACAGATAATCAGAAAAGACTATGGTTGGTTGCTATAGGCGAATACATGTACAGATCTACATTAGTTCTAGATCAAGAAATTAACTTTTACTGTCTCCTACTAACTTTGAGCGATCTTAACGGCTAGGGAGATAACGAGCTGTTGTTTTACCGGGGTTAGGGAAGTTAGGATTGACAGCAGGCGACTTTTCGCCCTGCGCAGGAGAGCTTGGAATGGTTACATTTACATTATTGAGCTTTCTATCGCCTTCATTATCCTTTTTATTTCCTAAATCGCTTGTGCCTGTTTGTCTGTGAGGGGTTAGCATATTCTCAGTGTTATTAGTTGTATCTTCCAACTTAGGGTCAATGTTAGAATTATCTTTTCTCTTCAAACTATCAGGGATTGGTGCTAAATTCGGGTATGTATGAATGGGTTCGAGAACATGTGCAGGTACTGTGATAAATTCTCTGTAAAGACCCGGGGCAACTTCCTGTACTAAATCTACTAAAAACGACTCTGCTTCATTTTGAATATCACCCGAATGAATTGTTGGACGAACAGCCTTTACAGCACTTACTCTTAGATTAAGACCGCCTTCACTAAAAGATTTTGCTTTTTGAAGATAGTTTGGGGCTTGTTTCTTAAAAAAATCATCTTTAAAAGCATTTTCTGTAAATTTAACTAAATCACCTGTAAGAAAACCACCCCTTGTAAAACGTTGAATCGTTGATTCGTATAAAGCAACAAATTTATTCATATCTTTATTATTTATACTTGAAACCTTGCAAATAAATACTTTCGCAACAAATATTACTTAATAAATATAGTATGGCAGCTATTGTACTGAACACTTTTTCCGCACCAGCCTCTGGTGCCATATACAAGGATTTGCTTATAGATTTAAAAATAGACTATACCCAGAATGTTCAATTAGAAAAACGTAGAGAGATCAAGGATTTACAAAGATCTGAAGATATTGGCGCGATTAAAAATAGTCTATTTACCCTGTTTACTACTATGCCTGGCCAAAAAATATTAAACCCCATCTACGGTTTAAACCTAATGCAATACTTGTTTGTGCCTGTTTCCACGTCACAAGCACGGATTATTGGAGAATCGATTTTTTCTGGTATACGTAAATTTGAGCCAAGAGTTCAAGTGAGAAAGCTTAATGTTGAGGCGCTAACAGATGAAAATCAGTACTTAATATCAATGATTATTGATGTCCCGTCGTTAAATATACAAGGAGTTTCTATATTAAGTACATTAAATGATTCTGGATATTATTTTAACTAATTATGAATAGCGACATTACAGCAAACCCTTTTAATTTACCGCTAAATGCTTATGCTGCATTTGACGCGGCTAATTTAAAATCGTTAATGATTCAACGCTTGAATCAAGGAAACGTATTTACAGATCAAATTTATGAAGGAAGTAACTTTAATAGCCTTCTAGATATCATTGCGTATAGTTACAATGTTCTATTATTTTATTTGAATAAAACAGCAAGCGAAAGTTCATTTAGCCAGGTCCAGCTATATGAAAACATGAATCGAATTGTAAAGTTATTAAATTATGATCCTATTGGCTATCAAACAAGTATCCTTGCGTTCAACGCCACAGCGCCATCATTATTAGATAGAGGTGTGTACACAATACCAAGATATTCCTATTTTACTATAAATGGCATCACATATACATTTACCGAGGATACGACTTTTATAAAAACAATTGACGGTGATGAGGAACTTACGACTTTAAGTGACTCCTCTGTTCTTTACCAAGGCAGTATTATTAGCTACCCGTCCTATCTTGCAACAGGTGCACCGTATGAGGAATTTGTATTAGCATCTGTTGCTCAAGATGGGACGTCTGATATTATTGATCACAATAACATACATGTCTATGTAACTACAGCTGACGGTACATACGAACAATGGAAAAGAGTAAGCAGTCTTTACTTAGAAGATTCTAATAGTAAAAGTTTTGAATGCAGGTTAAACGAAAATCAGAGATATGTATTAAAGTTTGGCAATGATGTTAATGGTAGACAGCTTTCTACAAACAGTATTGTTAGTGTTTTTTATCTCAGGAGCGATGGTACTGTAGGCCAGGTAGGGCCTAATACTCTTGACGGTACCAAATTGTTTTTGTACAGGCAACCTCTATTTACAAAAATATTTAATGATATTAAATCTAGTACAACATATCTAAGTGATTTGCAAGCTGCTTCATTAATATTTTCTAACTCTTCACCGAGTACAGTTTTTTCAAACTTGGAAACAACAATAGATATTAGAAATAATGCCCCTAATGCGTTTAAAACACAGTATAGATTAGTAACAACAAACGATGTCGAGACCTACATTAAAAATAATTTTAATAATGTACTTAATGATGTTAGTGTGCTGAATAATTGGGAATATCTCGCAGAGCATGTAAGATATCTTTACAATTTAGGCTTAAAAGCCCCGAATAATGATAGCCGTGTATTATTCAATCAAGTTGCGTTTGCTGATAGTTGTGATTTTAATAATCTTTACATTTATGCTGTTCCTAAATTACAAAATAACAATATTTTTAGTACGACATTGAGAAATAATTATCTGAACACTGGTTTAAAAGATAAAATTCTTAATACTTTGCAAGACATAAAAATGGCTACGGTTGAAATGATAATGATGGACCCAGTTTATGTTGCTGTAGGTCTGGGGGTAGGAAGCACCGATGAAGTTAATAATGAGCTATTAACTACAGATATTGTTGGTACAACAGTTTTAATAATAGGAAGATCTCCCGGTAGTAGATACTCAGAAGATGAAATAAAATCTCAAGTAACAAATATTTTCACAAATTATTTTAGTGTTGAAAATTGTAAGCTAGGGCAAACAATTGATATTTCCTATCTTGCAGCGTCTATCTTGTCAATAGAGGGAGTGACATCGTTAAAAACTCAACGCTATGTTAACGGGCAACAAATACTAAAAAGCGGTTTAAGTCTAATAGTATTTAATCCTGTTTATAGCGAGCCAAAAGAAGATATTTCAATAATTTCACAAAATTTAATTTTACCTCGCTTTAAAATACCGTACTTATATCAACCTGAAAATATATTTTCACAAATTGTAATTGCAACGCCTGATACACAAGAAAAAAGTATAAGGGAGTATTGATATGCCTACACCAGGGGTAAGCATATTTACAACTGTAGTAAGTGGTAGCGATATATTTGCTGCAAAAAGCTATACTCTACCGAATACCCCCTTTTACTTTACACCAGTCTGGGCAAACCTGTATAATGTAGATGAATCTGTTAATTTTAGTCAATATGAAATTGTATGGAATTTTGACGACGGTACTACGTTTGTTGGCCCGAGCGCCTGTTACTATTATAAATTTCCTGGTGTATACAAACCGACTGCAACTTTTTTTGATAAGCAGGGAAATGCATATACGGTTACAGTTACTTACAAGCTTAGCGTTTATAATGTGTTCCCAGATACTGTGGTATTTGATGCTTTAGCACCAGCTGCGCTTGAAGGGGTGTACATGCTACCTGCAGGCAAAAAGAGTGAACCATTAAAAATTTTTAGATATAACAGCTGGCAACATGATGCTTTTCTCTCACAAAACAATTATACAATAAATCTATATGCTTCTGGCTCAAAAAGCACATATTATTCTCCTACAGAATACTACAAAGGTAGATATTCTCATTTAAGAAATTTTTTCGGGTTTATAGAAACTACAGCATCAACAAACAACACACTTATTACAAGAATTGTTGATAAAACAACAACAACATCAGTAAGTGTTTATGCTACACCAATTTTTGACGTGCTAAACAACATAACGTTTAATTTTGATACTTTATCAAGTACTGGGTCTGTGTTTGTCGGTACGTCAGGCTCGGTAACAACATCAAATAAATTTGTTAGTTTTATTGATCAAACACCGTCGCCAGCTGGCAAGAACACTTTGATATATTTGTTTGCTTCACAAGACTCAACAGGTTTTCAAGATAAATATACTATTGAAAAGGGGTTTAAGTCGTATCTTGAGCCTACACCTTACAGTGTTAATAATACATCTTGGCAAGTACAGTATCTTAAATCAGTCTTTAACCCTGCACAATCTATTAGCATTACTAGTAACGGTATAACTGTAGAAGGGGATACAGATACAATTGGTCCTCTGTCTTCTGAACAAATTAATTCCTTTTCAATATATCCAATCAAATGGACAGATTCAAAAATTTCTTTTTGCTGTATATTTAAGGATTCAGATAACTTTACCACAAAAAATTATCCACCAATAACCGGTTTTAGATATGACGGCAAGTTACCAACAGAATTAAATTCTATAAGCTTAAGTTTAGTTGAATACCAGCAACCTGAATATAGAACAGATATTCTTCAAACACAAAACGTTGTAGAAGATAAAGCAGTAAGAATACAAGATGCAATTTTTGAGAAAAACCAAACAATACCCCAGTTTGAAAATAGCAGTTATTTTTGTGGTACTGTTAAAACCAATACTGCTGTACACGTAGCTGCCATAAGCGCTTGCGCCCTAGTTAAAGATGAACCTATTTTAAATCTAGGCATTACATATGGCTACGCAGGTCAACCAGGTCTAGGTAATATCAAGAGATTTAAGAAAAATATTACAATGGATCATTGTAGCTCTGAAAATTTACAATTTGAAATTCTTGCAACGGGTACTAACGCTATTACCACCTCAAACAATTCGAGTATAGGAATATCCGTATTGCCTATGGGTAATTACAAATTAGGTGAAAATAGAGTTTATATCACCGATGCAGATAATGATACAATAAAAGTATTTAATAATGACGGTTTGAGACTAGGAGCAATTGATTTGCGTAATGCATTAGTTTACAATGGAGAAAATAACTTACCTATTTCAGTAAATCTTCTTGGTAATTTAGACAGCGCATCACCTGCTAACATTGCAATAGACGGTGATGGTAATGCGTGGGTTTCATTATACGACAGCGGCTCGTGTTTTAAATTTGACTATACAACTTTAACTATAACTGCTTGTGCTGTACCGCCATTAATTAACGTCGAATATGTGTATTCGGACTATTACACGGTAAGTGGTTTTGCAGGAGAAAACAGCTTACTACCCGCTTGTATTGATACTGATACGCAGAATAATGTTATTGTTGGTTATAGCCATCCAATTAGCGGTTTTGTTATTAAATACGATGCAAACGGAAATTTGTTAAAAATAGCCACTATTCCTGTTAATTTTTCTATTCAGGAGCTAATAGTTGACAGTGAAGATAATGTTTATGGTGTTGTCAAAACTCTTCTGCGTAACAAACCAAACCCACACTATGTAGAAGACTTTCTATTTAAATGGGATAGTAGTTTAAATTTAGTTAATAATTTCCCTGTATCAATAAAAAATATTGGAAGCGCTACTATAGACATGAACGAAAATATATATGTAAGCTCGCAAGCATCAAAATTTACTAGAGTAACGCCTACAGGGGAAGTTACAACGATAGATTTGCCTGCTTACCCGGTGACCTACCTTCAATACATAGGAGGCATTGCCTGTGACGAGGAAGGGTTCATTTGGATAATTCATAATCAAACCGGTAAAATTTATTTTTATCCAATTAATGATTTACAGCAATTACCTTTATCAGGCATTTTTAGCGGTGACTTGCCTGATATTCAACTTACTACGTCTCTAGGGAGTCAAGCTATATACTCTGTAGCAGGGGACTGGACGGGAGTTAGGTGGATAAACAAATACATCCGAGAAACTACTACAACACCGCGGTATGTTTACGGAAAAAGTAATTTGTTTGCTATTTACGAAAATAAACCCGTAATCGCTAAAATAAATGAAGATTTTGATCAAGCTGCGACACTTAAAAGTTATGCTTTGCAAGAATCGATGATTAATAAGCCTGTACTATTCGATGATTTTATAGGACAGATTGTAGGAGATTATAATAGCTTGCCAACTGATCTCGGCAAAACTATTTACGAAAAAATCGCTAATTTTGTAGCAAATAATAGCGATGTTGATACATGCGAACTCGAGTCCTTAAGAAATCACTACGAAATGGTAGGTAAAGATCTTGAACAGTTTGGGGTCAATTACCCGCCTAAATTACGCAGAATAATGAATCTTTTAAGTATAAAGCCGAGTAAGCTTCTCGGTTCACCAAATACATTTAATCAAAATTTTAGCAGGTTACCTTATAATCAAGATAAACAAAATCTAGGCGAGGAAATTTCTATCGATACCGGGACATTTATTGCAGGTGAACCTATAATTAGTTTTGAAAAGTTTAGTGAAAAATATAAGCTAATTTATAATACAATAATCCCATTAACAGATGGAACTTTTTGTTCTGCAGGCCAAGTATGTGCTCTAAGCGGTATTAATTATAATTGGGGCTGGGGACTTGTTACATCTGATAACAGTGTATCCGGGGCAAGCATTGGACAATTTTATAGATTTTATAAATACATACCATACATGCCTTTAACACCAATTGACAGCGTAATAGACTTTAACAGTAGTCAAAACACCTACACCAATACGCAAAGTTCCTATGGATCCTGGATTGAATACGGTGGCGGAATGGATGTGGCATTATCAAGAGCACTATATGAAGGGTTAAACTTATATGATTAATTCTAGTATAGTGAATAACAATTTTTTTGCTAGAGATTCAAACGAGCCTTTTACATTTTTACAGTGGCTTGTTCAAAGCACTAGTTCAAACTCCGATGTTAATATACAGTTTGCAAACTATAAAAAATATATTTTAAGATGGACAGAAAAAAAGTCTTTGTCTAAAAAAGAATCAAGTAAAACGTTGCAGTCCGCATATGTACAGGTACTTAGAGAAATAACCCTAACTTACAGTACGGAAGAAGAGAAGAGGTTTATAACGAATGCAGATTTGACCAACCCTAGCGATATAGAAGTTATTTTACCTTTTTTTATAAACAGATTAAAACAAATATGCTTATACTATAGTATTGCACGTGAAAAACTAAAATACACTTCAATTGAGTATAGTCAGAGAGGCACTAGTGTTAGTATTGAAAAGGCGGTTAAAGATTTAATTTTTTCCACTGCGCGTTTAGATCTTTCATTTGATAATTTACCTACATTTTTCCCTCCAATATCCGCTATAGCGCAAGATCTTTCTATATACATTGAAGAAGTATATGATACAACATCTAACTATTTTAATCAAACCGCGCCTGAAAAAAACACGAACAAAACTGCATTACAAAACATTAGCTCTACAAATATAATATTTGACACTCTTTACATAGATTTTAAGCAAGCGATAATTGATGCTATAAATTATTATCCCTTTTATTTGGATAGTATCATGGGGTTGTTTTCGGTAAATATTGCTCTTTCTGGAACAGAATTAAACTATTTAAAAAATAGAGATTTTATCGATTATATTAATACTGGATTATCTCAAGATTTAAAAATTAACCTACTCAAAAAACTAGCACCAAAATTTTTGGCTAATGATTTTTATTTTTTAAGCACAGGTAATTCCGTGGCTAATACAGTCTCGGGTGTATTGTTTTCTGTGACTCCGCTCTCCGGGGCCCCGACTCTTAATCTACTCAACAGAAATAGCCCTACTGTTGCTACGGTACCGAGTGTGGATAATCTCTATACAGCTTATGAAATAGGTAAGTTTTTCTTACCTCAACACCAAGGAATTCTTGTTTACGCAACACCACAAAAAAAATTCTACATTAATAAAGAAAAATTACAACCTAATACTGTTTATACATTTCCGGATCCCGAAACTATTGGCAATGTTGTATACAACAACTCTACTGAAAAAGAAGCGATAACACCTTTAACCTATATTGTTGATGTTACATGGAACAAAACAAGTCGAAGCAATCAATATAAATTTGGAGATGTCTTCGCTACGCCCTATAATTCTTTTTATTATGGTTACCAGAGCAGGGAGCAAGATCTTAACCAAAGCGCATCAGGTATCAGTAGAGTTCAAGATAACATAGATTTTTGGGATGGCCAAGAGAGCAATATATGGAAAAACGAAGACACATGGCCGGGCATAGATATGCTTGATAGTTACCCATATGAAAAAAGACAAGATTCGCTCCTCATTAATACTGGTACTCCTGTATGCTGGAGTAGCGATATCTTTAATAACGATTTCTGTTTAATAAAAGAAATAGACAGTTTAAAACCGGCCAGTAAAGAATTGACTAGTGACGGTGTTATGCCAGGTCAAAGCACCATATTGTCTGAACAAACAAATTATCTTAACGAAAAATCAATTTACGAAAAACACACCGAACCCGGTGTATTATATTTTCGAGACAATATAAAGGGTATAATACAATCAGGCTATGAAGCTTTAAGTTCAGTTATTTTAAGATATCATCCGTCAATTGTATCTGATATAAGAAGCAAGGTTTATTATTTTGCAATTTATGGTAACACTTTTGTATTAGAAACTAGCGGTCACGTTATAGTTGATAGCTTTGAGTATAATTATGATAGACTTGCTATAGAATCTATTACACCACAAGGTCTTATTTTTAATAAATTTAACAATAGCTCAAAACTTCAAAAATTTGTCGGTGAGTGGTATTCGGAGAAAAACAATCTTCTTTATTTGTGTTTTTTGAGGATAAGGAACGAAAGCGCTAGTTCAAACTATAAAGTAGTATACCCGGTAATTCACGCAGCTACATTATCACCTCTTCAGAGCCGAATTATATACCCCAACAAAGAAACAGATCTTGTACGTATATATTCTCTTAGCGGTACATCGCTTCAACCGCCACAAGTTAATTTAGTTAATATTGATGGTGCAAGTTTTGAGTTTTTAAATAAAACTAATATTTTTAACATTACTTATTTCAGTAAAAACTTAAACAGCATGCCATTTGTTGTTAATGAGCAAATTTTTAAGAATGAACCTTATTGTACGACATACAATCCTCAGTTTTTTCAACCTTTTTATTTTATAGTTGATAATAACTACTATACACCTAGTCTTCCATACTTTGTTAAATACGTTGGAGCTTCTACCGGTTTGATAGGGTCACACTTAATAAATAGTGGCCGGTTTAATACTCTCGCATTTAATTTATCTAATATGAACTACGCATACTGTGACGGTATCAAGCCTTTACAGCTTAATTCACTAGCTAGCTACATAGTTCAGTTTGACTGGCAAACATATAGCGAAATAACCATGTTCATTGGCTGTTCTAGCTACATTGTAAGAAAAATAGATGATTACTTGTTATGGAATGCATATACTTCAAAAGCAGGTTATCTTTTTAAAGATACTACTATATCATCATATCAAGAAAAAATTTCTTCTAATAGTTTAACTATTCCAATCACTTCGTACATAACACGTCTTACAGATGATGCGTCTTTAGTTAGATTTGATATTGTATCTAATCACCCTACCTTTAAAACCCCAGTTTGCGATAATCCAGACGATATATACCGTAGAATAACTATTACTAAGGCTGGCCCTGGTAAAGGCCAGGTATTATCTGATCCTTTTTGTATAGATTGCTCAGAAAAAGGCAATAAATGTTTTGAAGATTTTGGAATTAATACCACGGTTAGTTTTATTGCGAGCGCGGACTATTTTAGTTATTTTGAAAAATGGGAAGGCGGGGTGTGCAACGGTATTAATACAGATTGCATTTTTCCTGTGACTACAGCGGTCAATTTAACTGCATATTTTGGAAAAATACCAACAGTTGACTTATTGTTAATAACACCAGCAGGTTCAGTTTTCTCGCAAGACGGTAGAATAAGAGTAACTGCTGGAAATGGCTCTACAGGTCCTGCAACAGCTAATATAGCCTACCCTATTAATACTATTATTACACTCTCTGCAGTATATCCTATCTCAGGCTGGGCTATGTATGGCTATGATGGCGGAAGATGCAAAGGAGTGCAGGGATTAAGATGTACATTCGGAATTAACACTGATATGACAATTGAAGCTCGCTATGTCAGGTTTTACGAGTATCCTCTTAGAATAAATTTAACATCTTACATTGCAGCGCAGTCAGCAAAAGGCGATAGTGTCGCTATTGGTGTCGATAATGTAGATGACGGTGTTCGGTCAGGGAATGAGTTTTTCTATAATTATCTATGTAACAATGCTTCATGTACCTACATACTCACGGGGACAAACACCGAAAGGTATAAGAATCAAATTGCAACATTATGCGCAAGACCTTCACCTGGTAGAAAATTAAAATACTGGATTGGTGAATTAGAATGTAATCAATCTGAATTTACAAACGTGATACTTTCTGAAACTTCTGCAGACATTTTAAATACAGGCTACATATGTAAATTAGAGATGAACACTTATAAAGAGACCACCGCAGTATTTGACAAAGGGTATTATACACTAACTGTGGTTACTACTGGTGACGGAATAGGCAGTGTGTTCAGTGAATCTCCTGACCCTTATTTTAAGAGAGAAATCGAGGGTGATCAGCAACCGGAAGATGACGACGGGTCGTTTGATCCTGCATCCGTAACAAATAATATTGTAAAGTTTGCGGTATTAAGCGGTACAACCCTGACTGTGAAAGCATCAGCCTTTAGAGGTAATTCGTTTATATGGTTGTCTAGTTATAATTGCACGACTTTAAGTGATGCAATCACTTCGTGCCAAATGACATTAAATCAAGATAGAACTATCTTAATAAAGCTGTCTGCTTTTGCTTACTGGGATGTTGTTATTATTAATAAAGCGACTGGCGGTGTAAGAGTTTCAGCATTTCCCGCTGGTAGATACAACACACTTATTGCCTGTCCGAGCAGCCCAAGTGGTGGGTGTCGCGCAAGCTATAAATCAGGCAGAATAGTAAGCCTTGTTGCAGAAAATTATCAGCCTGCTAATCCCACAGCGCCTGTCGGGTCGGTAATCCCTCTAACAGGTGTACAATATTTTCAAAGTAATAAATTGCTGGGCGGCGGTGGTCTAAAATATCAATACACTGCTGGTCCTGGAATTTACCTTTCGGTTATGGATCGACCAGAACCGGAGGGCGAGATTTTCTCGATTATTGACGGAAGTATAATCCTTACCTCAGGCGGTATACCTTATGTTGCCGGACCAGGTATAATAGTAGAAGCAAAAGCATTTCTACAAGTAACAGACACCGCCTACGTAACTGCTTGGCCGCTGTAAATATACATATGAACCAGTTCGTTGATAATATCGCTATATACAATGATCAGCAACTAGATACATGGTCTGACATAATAGTAAGTTTTGAGTACGAGAGAATATCATACAACAGCAATCCTACTGGTGGGTTTGCCTTGGTTTTTTTTGATAGTATTGTAGATATACCTCGTAATGGCGGTAAAGGCTATAGTCTTGGTTATACCCCTAATGTATCAAAAGATTATTGTAAGCAAAGCGGGTATTCAGGATTACAAGCAGCATTTTTAGCAGTAGGATTTGATAATAAAGGCTTATTTGCCGCGGACATCAACGGTGCAACAGGTTTGCCTTTATCTGCAATAAATTACAACCATACAATTACTGTCAGAGGCGGGGTCGCTGAAGACTACGGGGTGTTAAAAACATTAAACTTAACAACTAGTACTCTATCTAGTTATTCCAACGCTTCAACCTTTACAGTTGATCAAAGTGCTTCTTCTGCTAATTTTCCTACAGCACATCGCTCAGTAAGAGTAATTTTAAAAAACCACGCAACCAAATTATTGGTACAGCTCAAAGATAATGCAGAGAAAGATAATTTCGATACCGTGTTAACTCTAGATCTACCAGAAAAGAGTAGAGCATCATTAAAGGTAGCAATAACAAATACAGTTGACAACGATTTGACACAGTTTAAAATAAGTAGTTTTAATACAGCAGGATTTCCCGGAACGGTAAATACCCAGAGACTTGCAGGCTGTTCTTACATTATACAACAACCTTTGTATGGCTCCACTGATAGTCAGCTTTGCGCAGGAAATGAATTTGTAACCACAACATTGCCCGGTCAAGTTGTAACATATACAACAGATACTGTAAAATATAATTTAAAAAACATTATCTACACCGGTTCCGGGATACAGCTAACAGGTTCATCTGTAGATTATGTTGCGGGTATTTACCTAAATACCCCTGTTGTAGTCATCTACAAATATCTTGGAGAAAAACTTGCTAAAACTTTTTTACTTAATACTTTTGATAATGAGATACCTAAATGGGTAGATGTAGATGGTGTAAACGGTACTTTAGCAGTATTAACCAGGGCAGTGTCAGGAGCAATTTACATTTACAATTACATAACCAGTTCCACAACTCAATCAGATTTGGGCACATGGAAGCTCTACCAGACTATCTCTTTTGATCCGACAATTCACGGTTCATACGGGTTTTTAGATAAATTAAAAATTAAAGGTAAACATTTAATAGTAAGCGCAGGTCAAGAACATGTACATACTTTTCGTAAAAGTATTTTTAATACCTGGGAATACATACAAACATTAAGTGCAACTATCGCCCCGCAATTTACTAACGGTTTTGGTGAAGAGCTAGCATTAGATGGAAACGATCTCTTAATAGGGGCACCACAATCACAGAAAGTTCCTTATCCTGAGCCTGTACAAGGCGAGGTGTACCACTATATTTATTCAGAAGAAAAAAACATATGGCAACTAGCAATGGCTCTAGGAAGCTTTTACAAACTTAATACTGCTTTGGGAGCATTTGGATCATCGATTGCACTATCTAACAATGTGTGTGTAATTGGTAGCCCAGGCGAGGAATACAGATACAATGAATCTGTAGCCGATATTAATATGGGTAGAGTGCATATTTTTAGAAAAACAACTGGCGGGCTATTCTCACAGGGAACTGCTATTGCACCGGAAGGTATCTATAGAGAGCGTGGGGCTTTTTTTGGAACTAAAGTAGCTTTGTATGAAAACTATGCTTTTATCTTATCGCCTTATACTTCCTCTATTTATAAATCTTACATCACAATACTAGATTTAAGCTGTAAGTTTCAAATACCTCCACCGCAGATTAGTGCACCGGCTTGCGCGTTAATTACGTTTGATAATAGAAATTATATTCTAGATACATTAACAGACTCGTACTTGCTGTCTTACACGTGTCAATTAGGAGGCGCAGCAGAATTTTAATGAATACTAGTTTTTTAGTAACATCAGCAAGAATTACAGTCCCTACAAACGCTGTAGCGCTGTCAACATATGACTATTGCTCGTGGTTAGATCATCACATTTTTAAAGACACGAGCTTAACACCTACAGGGTACAATTTTACATATCCGTTAACAGCGTATGGTGGTTATTTTTTCCCTAGAACAATTACATTTACATCCGAAATAAGTGGCGGGCCTTTTTATGATATTTGTTACCAAGATTTTTGTTATGAAAGTTATTCCTTATCTCCAATTAACATATACTGTGTGTCTAATGTTACCTTTATCTTGAGTACATTAGATGAATCTACTGGAAAAATTGTTAAGATAGTCTATGATTTTGGCGATAACTCTGATCTTTTAATTAAAAATTATGATTATCTAGACCTAAGTAGCTTGCCAATAAAGTTACAACCAGTTACACATACATACTACCCGACAGATTCTTTTGTATCTGCATATACTCCACGTATATCGACAGTTAATGAAGATGGTTGTATTTCAACAATAACGCTTACACTCTGCAGCTTTAAGTGTGGTATAATTGATCTATACGAAAACATGACATTATTAGATGCAGCTCAGTCAAAAACTGTCCGGTCTATAGTCTTGACTTTAGAAGATAAAAAACAGCGACAAGTGTATACGAATATGCTAGATCTTGATGCACCGCTACCGCAGCTGTCGAGCATTACTAATGCCTCTATTGCTCAAGCTCTGGAGCAAGCCACAACAATAGTAAGAGCTTCTACGGCTAGACTACAGTTCCTTAATCCTATTAAAGCTGATATCTTTAATTATGAATATACTGAAGGACCTGGTATTAACATGACCCCGGATACACTGGTATTACCACCTGGTAGCTTTATCTCATCGTCTTCTGCATATGGTATGACCGTTATCGATGGTAGCGGTGCACCATATATTGTTGGAGACGGTCTAATAGTAACCCCTGGGTTTCTTAGAACCCCATTACCGGAGTAAATAATTTATGTATATAAACTATCTAACTGAAACTAATTTTTATGGTTTAAGTGCGAATTATGTATTTGACAATAATGTTGATTTCGAAAATAAGAAAATTTATACTGACGGCAGATTAGCGCTAAACATTGCACCTATTTTTACAAATTTAAAAGATTTTAAAAAAAACAACTATACGTTAATATATCTAACAGATCAAGTAAATTTTTCTAAACTCACAAACTTTTATGTTCCACTACAAAATAAAAATATTACAGTAGGTAAAATAATTTGCAAACCTAATAATAATATAAAATTTTTAAAATTTGACTCTGTAATAGACGAATTTGAATTTTTAGCTTTTAATTACGATCAAAGTTTTAATTCAGTGCAAATAGAGGAACCTTTAAATGTATTTCACTTTATACAAAAATCCCCTGTACAGTGTAACATTATGTATTACTACAAAGATACTGAATATTATTTAAATTTTAATCCCGTAACATTAAATTTAAATTTTACAACTCTTTCTGCATTCAACGATCTTAAAGAATATACTCGTAATTTTTACTATACATACAATGAGGAAAACAAAGTATTTACTTTACAATGTAGAATTCAAGGAAAAGCATACAGAGTTGTATATAATTTTTCTACTAACCGGTTAGCATTAAGCACATTAACAGACATTTCACTTAATGATAGCAGGTGCATATTTTATCTATCCGGATCAAAAAACTTTTTTTCACCAGAAATAACTATTGACTGGGGAAGTTATGATAAAAAATTTAATCAAAATGATTTATCAATAAATAGTACAAGAAGCTTTTTCGACACAAAGACAAACTTTTTGCTGCACGCTCAGTATATTAAATCTGAACAAAACTATTTGCCTTGTGATATTTTAACTTTAAAAACACAGCTTAATTTAGCTAACATATCTACTAGAGGGAATCCCTTCCCTGGTGAAGATGCGGTTATAAACCGCAATTACGCTACAATATTTAGTGGGGGTAGACAAGAGCAAGGACATGAGAAATTGCATCTACAATATCAAACTTACACATACCCGTATAAGTTTTTGCCAGGCAAAACAACATGGTTTCATACACCACAATCAATGTGGCCATATCAACGATTAAACATTAACAACACTACTCTAATTGATGCAGGTGCTGTGGGCGGCGACCACCCTTTAAGAAGTGATAAGGTCTTTAAGAAGCTTGGAAACTATAAAAGTACTGCAAACTTTGGCAACAGTACTAGCGAGCAAACCGGGCAATGGCTATGTGCATGGCTATCAGCAGGTCCAGATATTAATACAAAACCTATTTGGGTAGATAGGTACTATAATCCTACTAAATTGACCCCATTTCAAGCACTATCTGCAACACCAGGTTCAATTAGCTATATACCTTCGTATGAATGTTATATGACTACCGGAATTTATGATGTAGAATCCAGCCTTACATTTGAACCGGGTAATCTTTATGCATATACGCACCTAGGTAAAGTAGACGCTTTGCAAAATATTAATTCTTTTTCTATACATCAAAAACAAAAAAACTTCACCAAATTTTATCGTTTAGACGGTAAGGTATTACAACCGGTAGTTGTAGATAATATTACTAGCTATGAATTCACAGGAAACAATTACAGCACTGTAGATGTTTCAACATTTAATACAAAGTTAAATACATTTACAATAAGCTTCTGGGCTTCACGGGATGACTGGTCACAGCCTTGTGGTTTTCAGTTAGCAGGAAATTTTACCGACTATGGTTTAGGTATTTTTCAATATGAGAATGTTTCGCCTTTACTAATGTTTATTGTTACCAAAAATAATAAAGGCTCGGTTTACGCTTATAATGAAAATTTAGACTTGGTTAATATATACAATGTATCTAATACAGGAAGTAATATCATTGATGGTGTTTGTAGGCGGGACCCTCTCAATTCATTTCACATATTTACAAGTCTATCTGGAATAAGTGAATTGAACTTGCAAGAAGCTATTATTGACTCCGCGTCAATGCCTGGGAGAGTGAGGAAGGTTTTTAATAATTCTACTCACGCCTATTTTACTTTAAATAACACAGTATCGGTGGGTAAATTAGATTTATTGACTAATGACGTTGCTTTGACCTCAGTTGGTCTTAATAACTATATAAATTTACGACCACCGGCGGCCGCCTTACAGAGTATTTTTGGCACTCAAACGCTCGATACAAGAATTATTTACGCAAACAACACTTTATATGCGCTATCTACATTCAATGCAACAGAACCGCGATTTCGAAACGGTATAATTTATTATTTAGATAATGTTTATGGTAAAGGTGGTACCCTTTTTTCCTGGGATGTTCTCTCTACAACTAAAACCTTTAGTGCTGTTCTCGCCCAAGATAGATACTATAACTGCTTTAATATAGATAAAACAAATAATATCTGGTGCGCTAGCGGCGGAGAGATTCACAAATACGGTCAATATGGACTATTACAACAAATTACTTCCCTTGCACCATTGCTAAGCAGTACTATTCAAGGATTAAAAATTTTTAATATTTCTTTTGCGGATAATTTTATCGATGGCGCTTTAAAGCAAAATTTGTTTGTCTCTTGTTCTGGTAATACTGCAAAAACCTTATATGTAGTTAAACTAGATTCAGACGGGACGTTTGAAAAAATAATTAATATAAATACAGACAGCTATACAGAAATAGACTGTAGCAATGACAATTTTTATTATTCCAAAATTAATTTAGATGATAAAAATAATTATTCCTTTAAGGTGAGATTGTATAATCAATTTAATACAGAAGATTCAATCATACTAAACCTACCTATAGACCATAGCGATCTAAACGCGGGTTACCATCATTTTTCTATAACTCTAGATACACTCAACGGGGCTGCCAAACTATACGTTGATGGTGAAGAATATACCTCAACAACATTCAGTAGCGGAAAATATGCATTTACTCCTCTTCTATTAGATAATCTTACTGTGGGAGCTACCCCTTTCTACAACGGTGCTACATTCAATAGTTTTTTAAATATAAACGGCTCTTCTCTTTATTATACAGTAAAAGATCTAAAAGTTGAAAATTTTTATTGGTTCAACACTATATTAAATTATTTTGATATTTCTATGTTATATAAAGAAAAAATAGAACCAAATTCTTTAGTATGGGATATACCATGCGGTAGAAGACATTACAACGAAACTATAGCAAGATACTTTAAAAACAGGATACCTGGCGCAAAAAGTTCATATTTTAATGTAAGTGTAAATACAAGTACACTCGATGCCGCGTGTAGAGATGCACTAGAACCAAAGATTATAGAAACAATCGGCGGTGTGATACCAGCATATGCAAAATTAAATAAATTTATGTGGGTTACTAATCTACCTTCGCTTAGTGCAACGGATATACAGCCTTATTACCCCGGAAATACACTAACAAATTCAGGACTCACGCGATGAAATCAATAGCAAAAGAATTTTTTGATCACGGGCTAAATTATGACAGGCTACCTTCAGATATTTTTTCTCTGCCTAATCAACTTGAAGATATAAAAATTCAACCTAATGATTTAGCAGTTGCTAGTGTGTTTAATCAAAAAATAAAAAAACTTTATGATAACTTTTTATACCTTTATGGAATATGTTTTATTTCAAGCTTTAATATTAATAAAAAATACAGAGGTTGGTTCGACGAAATAAATGGATTTATACCTGAAAATTACAACGATTTTTGGTTGACAGCAACCACCGGAAAGACCCCGGCGTTAAGTGCTAGCACGAAAGCTGTAGCATTTCGTGATTCTAGGGCACCAAATATTATTAATACGGTATTTACCAGCAATAGCGCTGTAGGTATTTTAACTATAGAAAAAATTATTGAAGATATAGAATACATAAATTTACCTTTGCAATTAATCTTAACAAGTGGTCTTACCCCAGGTACATCTGAATATACTAACGTTATAAACAATATTGAAAAACAAAGAAATTATATAAACAGCTATAGAGGCGCGGTCAAATTCACTCAAACCAGTATAGACCCATTATCAGGGTCTATAAATTTTCAAAATATTGGCGGTATTGCACAAATTAATAACGAGCTACTTTACATGACGGATTCTATATTTGATAATGTATATTCATATAATTTAAAGGATGCTGCAGGAAACGATAATATTAAGAAAAATATTTTATTTCAACTTAATATCGTAGGAGGTGAAGGCAGTATACAAGAAAAAATTAAATTTAATACCCCCACGCTGACAGTTAATGTAGACGATAATATATTAATTATTGATCAGGCTAACAGCTGTTTCAAAATTTTCGATAAAAATCTTAATTGGGTGTCTACTTCTACGCAATCGGTATTTTTCAAGCAGTACCCTAAGCAAAATGCGGCTATTTTCTACAGCGCGCAGCGCATTCTGGTAATTGCTACAGATACAGATCTTCATTTATTTTCCGTTAGCACTGCTTTTGATATTAGTTATATCAAGAGTATAAGCGTGTATACAGAGACGTTAGCTGTAAATAAAATTATTGATATTAAATTTGCAAACTATGATTCTGACGTACTTTACATTCTTACAAATAAAAGCATAATTAAAAAATGGATGTCTAAGTTAGAAAAAAATATAGCGGCCTTTAACATTGATGGCCCGGGCTCGTTAGATCTGAATCTGGGCTCTTTCTACTGGCTTACGCTTTCACCGCTGGACAGTACAACAGATATTCTATTAGTCAGGGCAGGAAAGGAGAATACGAACTCATTTATATTAATTTTTGAGGACGATTTAAATCTTGTTTCTCTACTTAAGCAGCAAGATTTTAATGTATATTCAAAAAATGAAATATGCTTAAATGATCAAGAGTATGTATCATCATGGACATACAACAAATCTTTTAAAAAGCTGTTATATAATTTAAATCTATTAACTTCCAACCTCGTGTTTAGGTTTTATACAAAAGAAAAAGAGGCAACCGGGACAACAGAATTTATCTTAAAAACTTACAATAATATAATAAACGAAAAAACCATACAAGACACTAATACCTATGCAAATATCTTTATTAATGAAAATTTTCAGTCCGAGACTGTTAATAGGTGCTTCTCTTTACTGTTTGACTATCAAAATTACATACTCAACACACTATCAAACAATGACCCTATAAATGTGGATTTAACACCTCACAGAGTCGTGTAAAACACATTGTTTTTGAATAACTATATATAGGAGTATTATGGCCGGATCATACGTTTTTCATAATAAATTACACCGAGCTAGTCATCATACGCTATCAGGTACTGGTCTTCCGGATGCTGGTTTAGATCCAATAGCCTCTATAGATCAACCGTTTATAGGTATTTTTTATAATGTTTTACCTGACGTAAACGGTGCCCTTTCAATAAAAACCAGTAGTTTAGATTGGTGGTCGACTTGGACTACAGTAAATAATCTTTCTAGCATTTGGGCTCCGACACAAAGTATCTATGTTACTTTGACAGGTTTATCTGCTGATTGGTCGTTAGGTTTTAGTGCTTATACATCGCTTTCATCAAATAGTGCAAAATATGAAAGTGCATATACAACAGTAAAAACATATAGCGCTGATTGGAGTGCGCCGTATAAAATGTTTACTAATATTGTACAGGAATATACAGCTGCAAAAACATTTGCTGGAACCACTATTAGCTTTGATCCCATACTTAATACAGCGACGTGGGATGTTGCGCTCAATCAAATTACGTTTTTAAATTTAAGTGATAATATTACTTTTAACCCTGTTGTAAGCGCTAAACGAGGCGGGGTATATGTTTTAACTGTAATTCAAGATAGTGTCGGCGGTCATGATATAGCATTTGACCCTAGTTTTAGATTTAACAGCACTTTGAATATAACTGGTGTTATTGCGACTGATCCTAATAGTCGAACCGTTATAACTTTTATTTATGACGGAAATATAATGTACGGTCATAGAGCGTTTTACTATCCATGAGCAATTTTTTGTATCATAGCAAATACCACAGGACCAATCATCACACTCTACCTACACCTGGTTTACCAGATAGTGCAATAGATCCCATAGCGTCAGAAGCTGAACCATTTGTAGGGCCGTTTTATACATTTTTTATCGCCGATCAAGGTACAGTTCCATTAAACGTAAAATATATTTTAACTTATAACACCGATTACGTTACAACGTTTTCTAATCTTTCCGTAGCTACATTAGATAGTACATATTTAACATTAACAGCAAACGCCGTCACAAATAGCTATGATTGGTACCGGACTAGAACAAACATTCTCACATTGAGTACAGGCTATAGTCTGTACCCTTATCTTACCGGTACTGTTATATCATTAAGTGGTAGTTGGAATCTCGGATTTAGCAGTTATACGACACTCTGTGCTAATAGTGGATTTTACGAATCTACTCGCACAACAGTTTTTATTAATAGCGCGGGCTGGCCATTTATTGATACAACATTAAGATTAAACATACCGCAGCAAAATACAAAAAGTAAAAATTTTTCCTTACAGACAATTATTCCTAGTGATGCTGATATTTATTGGGATATAAACCTGCAACAGGTTGGCTTCGTACCATTGACACGGAATTCATTATTAAAAAATATTAATCCTTCTGATAAAAAGCGTGGTGGAGAATATTATCTTATAATACAGCAAGACGGCTATGGTGAAAAAAAGTTAGATTTTGAAAGTGATTTTTCTCTACTAGCTTCTGAAATTGCACCGCAAATAAGTGAACAGCTAGTAGAGTTTTCAACTAATGAAATATGGACATCGGTTTACTATGGCAGCGGTTCGTGGATTGCTGTGCCATATAATTCTAATAGGGCTTCACGTTCAGATGATGGCGGTGTTTCATGGTACGGTCTACCCTTGCCGGGTGTAAAAAATTGGAGATCAATTGTTTACGGTGCAAGTGCCTGGGTTACTATAGCTGACTCTTTTACAGGTGCAGCTGTTTCATATGATTATGGTACAACCTGGGAATATAAAGATTTACTCGCAGCAAGAAAATGGACTAGTATAGGTTATAATAATAACACTTTTATAGCTGTAGCCTCAGCATCTAATAAAGGTGTTAGATCTGTAGACAGGGGTGTCACATGGGTTGAATTTGCTTTACCTTTTACGGCAGATTGGGCTTCAGTAAAATATGGCGACGGTAAGTGGATATCGGTTGCTGGAGGTGGCGTTGAAGGTAGTAACCCTACTAATCAGGGTGCAATTTCTTTAGATGACGGTCAAACGTGGGATGCATTTAATCTACCCTCTACTAGATTGTGGTCTGATATTGCATATGGTGAAGACTATTGGGTAGCAGTAGCTAAAAACTCTACATTTATTGCATTGTCTTCACCGCTTGAGGGTAATGGTCAATGGTTTGACTATTACATGCCTGGTAGCCCAGGTCAAGGATTTTCCTCTGTTACATTCGGTAATGAAACTTTTGTTGCAGCAAGTTTAAACCCGACGCGGGCTATATATACATCTGTTGATGGTAAAATTTGGAAATATAAAAATACTGTTTCTAAGATAATTTATAATGTAAATTATGGCGGTACGACATACGGAGGCAACTTTATGATGGTCGGTAAGGACGGAGATGGTACAGTCACGTACAGTAATTATAAGATTGCTGCTTTTGACGCACCAGATTTATCTAGTACTATTAGTGTATTAACTGCAGCATATGGTGTCACTGTTATAAAATTTGTATGTGACGGGTATAGATACTACGGTATTCCAAGTGTCTATTACGTTTCCCGAGGATCAGTTTGGACATATTTCGCCGGACCAGGTATTACACTTATTCCGAATCCGACTGATTTATTAAATGGCGAGGGTATGCTACCAGATGGAGGATTAACAGTTGCAGGTGCTGTAGTCGTAGATGAAGGTTTTACAGGCATTGAAGGTATTTCAGTTCTATCGGGTATGCCTGTATAATAAATAATATATGAACTGTAGCACTGTCGAACCTGTTAGCGCATTTTATAGTACAAACTTACAATCTAAGATTCAGAGTTATGAACGCTTAGGTGAAAGAATTTGCCGCGCGTTAGGGGCCCCGTTAATTAATTTAGAAATTCATGCAGATCAACTTAATGAATTTATAAGCATTGCCTGTGAGATGTTTACTAAGTACGCGGGCTATACGCAAGAATATCTTGTATTTGATAGTTCATTATATGAACCTGGTAAGGGTCTTAGACTAGACGTACTTTTTAGTTTAACAAAAGATTTTAACTTTAGGGCAAAATTTAAAAATGTATCTAGTGATATTAAATCTCTTTACAACATAGGACGCATGGTTATAGGTGATGCAACAAGCCCTTATCTCTACCAGGTTTTTGATAATAGTCGCCCTAATGAATTAGAGCTTTTAAACAGCTATGATTATCTTATCGACGATTATAGAAGGGTTGTCGATGTACTAGATTTTGAGGAGGGCAGCACAACCGGGGTCAATACTTTATTCACAATTGAGCAAAGCCTTGCACAGCAAACATATTTTAGTTATTCGTTGGGTAATTACGGCTTTGATTTAGTTAGTTGGTATGTCCTAAAGCAGTGGCTTGATACGAGAGAAAAAGTATTAGCACTGAGGAGAGATACCAGGTTTGATCAGCGCACACAATACTTACAATTGTTTCCTGAGCCTAGAGATACAAGATTTTGGGGAATTGTAACGTGTTACGTCGAAAGATCATTGACCGATATTATTAAAGAGCAATGGGTTTATCAATACGCTCTTGCCCTTACAAAAATTGCAATCGGGACAATTAGAGGTAAGTACCAAAATACACAATTGTTTGGCGGGGGTACAATTAATGCTGCAATACTTGAAGATGGTAAAGCAGAAAAAATTGAACTTGAAAAAAAGCTGTATGAAAGTGCGCCAGGACTTGGTGATGCAGCGCCGCCCGACTTTTTTGTAGGGTAACAATTTGAAACTTACTATTAAAAATAATAAATTTGTGCAAGGTATTTTTAAACCAATGCACATGGAAAAATATAAGGGCCATGATTTACCTAGGTACCTAAGTAGTTGGGAGTTGAAATTGTTTCGTTGGTGTGATACAAACCCTAATGTTCTAGAATGGGGTAGTGAAAGTATAGTCATACCTTATGAAAGCCCTATTGACGGAAAGGTTCACAGGTATATTGTCGATGCAGTTGTAAAACTCAAGACATCGGAGGGGTTGAAAAAATATTTGATTGAGGTTAAGCCATATAAACAGACTATAGAGCCGCAAAATACCCCGGGCAAACAGAAGAAAACACTAGTTTACGAGCAATTAACGTTTCTGCAAAATAAAGCTAAATGGCAAGCCGCTAAACACTTTGCTCAAAAACATGGCTTTGAATTCACAATTCTTACTGAAAAAGAGCTTAGAAAATAGTAAAATAAACAATAAATAATATTATGGCCTTACGTCTTTTAATAGAAACACCTGCACCAGATGATCAATACGAATACGTAATTGAAGAAAAAAGCGGTAATCAGCCCAGCACAATGTATATTAAGGGCCCCTATATGCAGTGTGAAGAGGTTAACAAAAATAAGAGAATATATGATTCTAGTGAGATGGATAAAGAAGTTAACCGTTATATTTCTGAAATGGTCAAAACAAATAGATCAATGGGTGAATTAAATCATCCCACAGCTGCTGAGGTAAATCTTGAGCGTGCATGTCATTTAGTTACAGAGTTAAATCGCAGCGGAAATGTTTATTATGGTAAGTCGAAGGTGTTAACGACTCCTATGGGTCAAATTGTTAGAAGCCTCGTTAACGACGGTGTACGGGTTGGTATGAGTTCTCGTGCATTAGGAAAGCTTGAGGAATGTGGCAATGGCGTTAATAGAGTAAAAGAGTTTAGACTTGTTGCTGTAGACTGTGTTGCTGATCCTAGTTTTCCAAAAGCTTTTGTAAACGGTATTCTTGAATCTAAACAATTTGTAGTAACACAAGATGGTAGGTTTGAAGAATTTTACGATGGCTTTTCTGGCACTTTAAAAAATCTTCCTAGAAAAGATGTTGAAGGTTATCTCAAGGAACAAATTTTAGAATTTTTTAATAAAATTAGTAAAGTACTATGAGTAACGAACTAAAAGAAATGGCACCAGTTGCTGTCATTGCTAGAGTTGTTCCTGCTGCGACTGCAGTCTCTAGAGCAAATAATTTAGTCAATAGTCTAGCCGCTAAGTTAGCTAGTAAAACACAAAAGCCAGAAGCTAGTGAGCCTCACACCGATGAAGAGTGTTATGAAGATGAAACTGGTAATGTAAAAATGTGTAAAAAATGTGAAAAAGAATCCAGGAATCTTACAGGTAACTACAATAAATATAATATGCAAGAACGTGTTAATTTAGTCAAGTTTTTAAAGCAATTAAATGAAAAAAATTATGCCGAGGCCCATAAATATTTAAAGAAAGTTATGGAATCTAAACTCGTAAATCGTATTGCTAAAAACAAGAATGTGAGGTTGTTCTAATATGGCTAAAGATATTAAAGCTATTCTAAAGGAAGCCACACAGGATTTACTTTCTGAAGAAGTTCTAAAGGAAATTGAAGCTGCTTTTAATTCTGCTATTACAGAAAAAGTTCAGCTACATGTAACCAAGGCTTTAACCGAGCAAGATGAAGATTACAGTAAGAAGCTCGAGCATCTTCTCGGTGCTATCGATGCTGATCATACAACTAAGCTAGAAAAGGTTGTTGAGGCCATCGATCAAAACCATTCCGAAAAATTAAAAGCGATCGTCAGTAAATACAGCGAGGCTTTGAGTAAAGAAGCTAAGACATTTAAGGATGCCACGATCAATAATATTAGTGCCTATCTAGAAGCTTATCTAGATGAAACAATACCTGCGCAAGATATTAAAGATGCTGTTAAGAATCGCAAGGCTCTAGAAGTTCTAGACCAACTAAGATCAATTTTGGGTGTTGATGCCGCCCTAGCGAAAGAAAGTGTTCGCAAAGCCATCGTTGATGGAAAGCGTCAAATACAAGAAGCTTCTGAGAAGCTTGAAGCCGCTAATAAAGAATTAGCTAAGTTAAGGACAGATCTAGCATCTAAGAATGCAGAACTTACCCTAGAGAAGAAGACAGTTGGTTTATCCGCTCGCAAGAAGGATTATATCAATAAAGTAATGAAAAGCAAGAGTGCTCAATTTATTACAGAGAATATTGATTACGCCGTCAGTCTCTTCGATAAAACTGAAAAAGAGCGGCTTCAAAACATCAAAGAACAAGCAGTACAGGAATCTACGACAGCAACTGTCGATCGTCCTGTAGTTGAGGAAGAAGTAGAAGAGATTACTGAACAAGTAGTCATGAATCCTTACCTCAAAGAGCTTTCTAAGTACTAATTTTAAAGAGGCGTTGAGCCTGAATTAATATTATAGATATTTTATCTATAGGTCGAAAATTAAGGAGAACAAATACATGAAATCAATCAGACCTACACAGTCTTACATTGATGAGAGTCGTGCACAAGCGTTGCTCGAAAAGTGGAAACCAGTTCTAGATTATACCTCTGATAACGTTAAGGCTATCAATGACGATCATACTCGTTTAAATACTGCCATGCTCTTGGAAAACCAAGAAGCCTGGTGTGTTAACGAGGCGAACGTTGCTGGTGGTACTTCCAGCGTTTTCGGTGGCGTTAATGCCGGTGCCTACGGTGGCGTCGGTGGTAACGTTCCCGGGGGTGGATCTGACTGGTACGCTTCTGGCGATGCCCGTTTGCCTAAGATTCTCATCCCAATGATTCGTCGTACGTTCCCCGAGTTAATTACCAATGAAATTGTAGGTGTACAGCCTATGGGTGGCCCAGTTGGGCTAGCCTTTGCTCTACGCTACAAGTACGCTGCTACAGCTCTTGGCTATGATGCTCTCGGTAGAGGTCTAGACGCTTCCCTCGGAAGTGATCTAGGATCCCCTCAAACCGCCGCTAATGGCAGGGAGCTTGGCTATCAATATCTCGATACCCGTTATACCGGTACATCCAGCGCCCGCCTTTCTGGCGGTAGTGGAGATGCCGCTTCTCTCTTCCCATTTGTGGATGCAGATAAGGGTGTTGCTCAACTTCTCAAAGAATTCGAATTGACGAGTAAAATCCCTCAAATCGAAGTTAGCTTTGAAAAGACAGCTGTTGAAGCCGGTACACGTAGATTAGCCGCTCGCTGGTCGGTTGAACTCGAACAGGATCTTAAGAACATGAACGGTATCGATATCGACACTGAGCTCACCAACGCTATGTCGTATGAGCTACAGGCCGAAATCGACCGTGAAATGATTATTCGTATGATCCAAGTCTCACTCAACGCCGGTCTCGGTGCTGGGTACTCCGTATGGAGCCCCGCTTCCGCTGACGGTCGTTGGTTGGTAGAGCGCAATCGCGACTTCTATCAGAGACTAATTATCGAGGCCAATCGTATCGCAGTCCGTAATCGTCGTGGTGCTGCCAACTTTATCGTTGCCACACCTCGCGTTTGCGCGATCCTCGAGATGCTACCTGAGTTTCAATGGGTACCAGTCCAAGGCAATGTCAACACTCAACCTGTTGGCGTAGCTAAGGTTGGTAACCTTGGTGGCAGATTCAACGTTTATCGTGACACTCGTACAGAAGCCCAATTTGAGGGTGGCTTACGTTCCGGTCAGAAGCGCGTTGAGTATGCTCTACTCGGGTACAAGGGTCCAGAGTTCTATGACACTGGTATCATCTACTGCCCTTACATCCCTGTAATGGTACAGAGAACCATCGGTCCTAATGACTTCTCGCCCCGTGTTGGCTTGCTAACACGTTACGGCGTTGTTGACAATATCTTTGGTGCTAATCTCTATTATCACACAATCCTATTGTCCGGACTCGGCGAAGCGTTTACACCTGCTGGTGCTAACGTTTACTTCTAAGCGAATCTAAAAAGAAAACTTTCACCTGGTACGTCCCAGGATATTTTAAAAGAGGGGTCCTTGTGGCCCCTCTTTTTTTTGTTTTAATGCATAAAAAATAATTAACTATTAAATAAGCCAGCCTTCAATTAATATAGAAGCTGAAAGTGTTGTAACTCCTGTAGCTGCAGGAGCAACTAATCTCAAAGCAATAACATCACCTGCATTGGTAATAATGTTATTTGTATTACCTGCAATATATGATCCATCTAGGATAGTGCCTGCTATGGAGGGTATATAGGCATTAGCTATACCGGTATTACTTTGAGTTGCGTCTACGAGCTTTAAAGTTGGCGCTACGGTTGTAGTTCCAGTTATGGCAGTAATATAACCTCCAAATGTTTTACAAATAAACCTTCGTCCCGCGGGTACAGTAAATAGATTTGTATTTGTAGTTAGGGCACCAATTAAATTATAAGGCGAGTAGGAGATAGTAGTTAAAAGAGGATATGTTGTAAGTTGGTTTGCCGCAGCATTCCACCCAGCACTATTGGTATTTGTTGTTGTCCAGTCAGATGCCCAATCTTGACTACTCTTATGAGCATTAGTAGAAATTGTTCCGACTACAGTAAGTTTTTCATTAGGTGCTGTTGTGCCTATGCCAATATTACCTGCTGATGTTATAATGAATATAGTAGAAGCATTACTTCCGCTAGTAACAGTAAACAAGTTAGATGCACTTGTGCTAGAGGATGCTGTTGTAATGGTTAAGCTGCCTTGCACTGAAGAATCTTTATATGATTTAAATCCTTGACCAAATGCAGCACCTCCTGCCACATCAAGATCATTTCCTATGACAGCATTTCTTATAATATATGCAGTATCTGTTGATAGCCCTCCTGCTTGTAATTGCTGTATATATGCTCCACCTAAATCAAGAACATTTATTCTATTATTAGCTCTATCAGCTAAATAGGCATATCTACCTTGTATATCGAAATTACATGGCCAGGTAGAAGTGCCGCTATAGCTAGCTATGGATGCAACTAACCTAGGAGAAGATGGATTAGATACATCTATTTTATGTAACCCAGCTAAATTAGAAAAATAAGCATAATTGCCTTGCAAAATAATGTTACTCAAATTTGTACTCCCTACAACAAAAGGTACAGGGATGTATGATGTAGTTGTACCGTTGTTTATTCCAAATTGATTATTAAAGTTCATGTAGAGGTACCTTCCTCTAACTATTGCACCATTTACTGCTCCTCCGGTAAAATAGAACATTTCAGCTGCAGGCTTACTTCTCGGATCAGATACATCCATTCTATATACCCCTGCAGTACCTGAGTACCCTCTAGCCCAGTACAAATATTTTCCTTGTATTGTTAATCCGTTACTGTTTCCATTAGTACTCGTTTGTGTTATAAATATTTTTTCAGGCGCATATGGATTACTAATATCATACGCAATAATATACCCATCAACCGATGAGTTGTTAGTTAGAATAAATGCGTAGCTTCCTTGCACAACAACATCAAAAGCGTTTTGTGTCGTCCCTATGGTAGAGGTGCTTAGCAATTTAAAACTTGAGGGATTCTGAATTTCAAATATTTGAAATACACTACTTGATCCGTTACTAGTAACCACATAAGCATATTTGCCATTAACATACAGACCTTGTGGGTTAGAAGCGGTTGAAATCTTACCGGTACTAATTGGCGTGGTTTGTGTCAAGTCATAACTCATTAAAGACGCGTCACCGTAGTTTGTGACATACGCATAGTTACCTTGTATTTTAATATTAGATGTAGAAGAAGTGGCTGCAGCAGAAGCAGCAAACTTCATAGTACCTCTCACATCCACTGGTGCTACAGGTGCATTGGTATAAAAACCAGCATAACCTGATACAGGTTCAACATACATGCCAGTCATAGCAGATATAGGTGTTGTAGAGGTTATGCTACTAGGATTAGGACCTGCATAAACACCACTTGCATAAGCAATGCCATTAGTGCTTAAAAAGCTTGTTACTGTAAAGCCGCCAAGACGAATATTATCTAACGTTTCATCAGCAATACGTCTGCCGGAGTATAATGCTCTATTAGTACCAGCATTTGCAAGAATTACAAATAAACCGTTACCGTATGCTGCAGCTTTGTATGTCTCAGCTTCTGTTCCTGTTTTAACCACCCATGTAATACCATCAAAAGAATACATCCACTTTGAACCTGAACTAGTAAGTGAGGCTGCAACAAACACTCCATCGCCATAAGCAACACTTTGCCAATTGCCTCCAGAAACGGCTCTAGAAGTCCATGTGATACCATCAGGTGAAGTCATTACACGACCACTTGTACCGGAACTTGCTACAGCGACAAATATTCCATTGCCATAAGTAATACTATTCCATTGCTCTGATGCTGCAGCAGTTCTAATTGTCCAGGTGACGCCATCTGGTGACGTCATGACACGGTTTATCGCAGAAGGAGTGCCTGCAGTATTTGACACAGCAACATACAAACCATTGCCATATGTAACTGAGTTCCAGCTAGTAGCAGCTACAGCTACTGAAGTCCAGGTTACACCATCTGGTGAGGTCATGACACGGCCATTGGCTACTGCCACAAACAAACCATTGCCATATGTAACACTGGTCCAGGCATATCCTTCAACAGTTCGCACAGTCCAGTTAATGCCATCTGGAGAAGTCATTAAGCGGTTGCTGCCAGCATTAGCAACTGCTACAAACAAACCTCTGCCAAATGTCACGCTGGTCCAGTAATTTGTAGTAATAGAACCACTATTCAATACCCAGTTTATACCGTCTCGTGAATATGCTATACCATAATCGATGGCTACAGCTACAAAAACTCCGTTACCATATGCTACACTATTCCATGCATAACTAGATGAAATAGAACCAGCGCTCCAATCTACACCTCGAATATAAGAGCTACTAGAAGCATTAGTAATTGTATAGACTGATTCCCATTTACCGCTATTTGAATTGGTAGTGGTCCAGTTAGAATCGTACTTTGGAATATTATTATAAGCCGAATCCCAATTAGCACTATTAGTATTGGTTGTAGTGTAATTAGAATCGTATTTTGATATATTATTATAAGCCGAATCCCAATTAGCACTATTGGCTTTGCTAGAAGTATATACACTATCCCAATTAGCGCTATTGGCTTTAGCAGAACTATAAACACTATTCCAGTAACCGGAATTAGTATTGGTGGAGGTCCAATTAGAGTCGTATTTACTGGAGTTAGAATTAAAGGAAGTCCAATTAGAGTCGTATTTACTGGAGTTAGAATTAGTGGTAGTCCAGTTGGAGTTCCACTGATCACTATTACCGTTTACAGTACTAATTGTACTTATAACTGTTACGTTATTAAGAAAAGGAATGCTCATTTATCCCTGATCTTCTGTCCATGCTATTTTTGATCTTGTCATAGCTATGTAATTATTATTAAGATCATCAGGAGAACCAAATGTTTTTATACCAACAGTAACTACATCAGGGCCATCAGGAAATACATAATTACCTCCTAAAATACTATTAGTTAAATCTCTAACTATATCTATATTAAATGTATTGTAACATAATTTTTGTGTTCCAATAGAACTAAAACTATTATCTGGAGTAAGCAAAAAGTATGCAATTAAATCGCCCCCAGTACCCTCAACGTTAAAAGTGCCGTCTCTTGTATGATCAAAATATTGAGCTATACTACCGTTTGGAGCTGAGCGCCAGGCTGATAAATTTTTGAAAAGCGTTTGAGGTTCGGGGTTTACTCTAACAAAAATTTGTATAGGCGCGGTAGACACGACTTGAATATTTCTTAACGCCAAAGAAGAATGGTTGACTACATTTCTTACACCTAGCAAACCGGTAATTCCATAGTCAACAGAAGGAGCTAACCTCACACTTAATAATGCTTGTTCAGCAGAAGTCGCAGAAAGCATAGTCGTGTTAAATGCAGAAAACAGATAAGATTTATCTTCATTGAAATTACCATCCATTAATGCAGCGACACCCCAATGACTTAACGCAGGAGAACAATTTTGATTGTATGATATAACCCCGTCACCGCTTAATGCTGTGATATTACCGGTAGTAAGCCCTCCTACATTTCTTCTATTAATAGTTAGTTTAACCCCGTTAGAAACGGTTTCGGATTTAGTATAATAAATATACTCATTATTAATAACAATACAACCTTTATTAGGAAGATTTGCCCCTAAATCAGAATCTACTATTATAAATGAGGAATTAACTTGTAAATCGCTTATTAAATTTCCGCTTTTTGAATTGCTTGTAATTTCAAACCGCCCAGGTACATTACCGGAACGCATATGCGCTTTTGTATTAACGTTGTTGTTATAAATTTCATGAAAATATATAATTTTACCTTCATTGGCTCTTATTCCATAACGTATTTTTCCAGCACCATACCAAGAATAGTCGATAAACACCATTTGCATTCTATTAATATTAAAAATATAGCCGCTTGGACCAGTGCCATCTAGTTTATCTAGATTAAATTCGCTTTGAGGAATTCTTAATTCTTCTGTTTTAACTACTTTTAACCCTGAAGCACTAGGCCCTCTATAAGTAGGGGTTATAACTGCAGATAAATTATTGCGTATTGAAAATACTTGATATGACATTCCTTTAATTGATATAAAATCATTTTCTCTTAACTGTGTTAAAAACTTTGTATTATTATCAGTACTCACCATCCAAGAGCTACTTGCCGCAACAGTAATTGTACCGTTAATAGGGGTTGTGGTTTGTCGCTTTACAACATAGAACGACTTTCCGTCAAATTCAAAAAACATCCCATTTTGATCATCAAATAAACCGCTTCTCACGGTGGCATCATGCCACCCGTTGACGTCTACCGAGGCAATCCCGCCTGGGGCTAAATCAGATGTAGGAAAAGGATTATACACTGTATGCACTGGTATTTGTACTTCAAATGTTTTAGAGTTTATAATTTTTGAAATTTTAAATGTTTGATTATAAGGGTTTTTACCCCCGCTTATGGTAAATCCGTTTGTTGTAATATTAACGCCTTCTCTATAGGTTTCAGGTGTAGCAAAACCATGATATTGTTCCGTAGTTATTCTAAAATCATAATAAGGGTAAGTAATATCATTTTGATTAGAGTCTATTACCTGGCTCGCTATTACTTCATAAACAGGTCTAAATAAAACTCCTGAACTAAATTGCATACTTTTACCAGATTGATATTTAAAATAATTTCTTGTTTGTCTCATAACCCTACAGTTAGGAGCGCTGGTACCGGGGTTAATTTGAACACCCCCGTCTTGAAATCTATGAATAGCTACCCCCTCTGTTCTTCCATATACTTTACCGGAGGATGGTATTAATAGCGTACTTCTGCTAAAATTTTGACCTGTGAGTGTTTGAAAAATAATTTTTGTATCGCTGGGTACTGCACTAACAGAAAATGAACCGCACCATGGTGCGGTTGGTTGATTATTATCTACAACAATAATAGGACTATTAAGAAAAAGCCCATGAGGTGTTTGAAACTCTACTAGCGCTGCGCTTGTAGCTGGAATTGCTGATACCCCTACAATCGGTATATCAGCATTAGAATAAAAACCTCCTGTGTATAAACCTGTGTAAGCTGTCTTTTGATCACCAACTAATGCTCCAGGCGATTTGGTTAACACTTGAAATGAATATTCAGAAGGGACTTGCGTGATTATATAAGCTCCATCAACATATGTGGTATTCGCCGAATCTTTTATTACTATCGAATCACCTACTTTAAACGCATTTCTAGGTAAAATATTTACTGTTACCGTTAAAAATTTATTATTTGCCCCGGAAGGAAGCATTGAAGTTATTTGACCTGCCGTAAATGCAGGTTCATTTGCTCTAGAATAAACACCAGGTAAGTTGCTAGCTAAATTTAAAAATTCCCACTTAGAAGCTTGTAATGAATATTCAAAATCTGTGTCAATTAAGCTTTGCGGATTACTAACACGCAATTTTTCCACAGCATCTCTACCGGCATCATTGAATTTGATACCGTCTTCTACTAGGTTCTGCAAGAACCCCGATTCTCTACTATATGGCATTCACCCTATTGGACCAGGAGGCTCATCGCCCTCCATATAATCAACTCGATCCCAATATGCTCACAGATTACTCAGTGTTTGGACTATATCTTCAAATTATAAAATTTGTCGGACGCTCGTGCTGGTTATTAAGGCTTCCTATACCTCCAGTAGTCTCTACACCTTCTAGAAAAGCGTTTCTAGCTTGGCTCGGTATTACCCACGACTTTCACGCCGGGCTTCACCGAATTCATCCGATAAGGGCGGTTATTTTTAAGTTAATCTTCTAGTGCAGTAAACCCTCCTCTCTGAAACCGTGTGGTGACAATTTTTGTGCGTTGCGCAAAAATAACTTTATCATATCCCCCTATACCTGTGTCTGCTTCTAGTTTACCTATTCTATATATTCTGCCTTTTTGTGACTCTTGCTTAAAAGGAGCAGGAGACCACCATTCTATACTGTTTATACCATCATCAGAACCATTAATAGTTTTATATCCAAATTGTCCTAATTTTAATACTTCATTTAAAGGAGGCTCAGAGCCACCTCTTTTAGCATTTCCTCTTACTTTATTACTAAAAAATGTCCATACTATTTCAACAAAAACAATATCATAAGGCTTTAGAGGTATACCCTCAAAGCACCTAAATAGAAGCCCGTCTGATAAACAGGGTAATCTACCGGAATTATTATTTCCCGTCTGCCATTTAAATCCTTCAGAGGATGGAATAACTCCTTCGGGTTTTATCTTAAGATCGGCATTTACATTTTGAATAGGCCATTTATTTAATTTATCAATACTATTATTTTTATAGTAAAATAGTTTAGTTATTGTTACTGTTGCGGGTAATTGAGGGGTGGCGGTTGTATATGGATTAGCTATATAAGTCCAGCTAACTTCATTTATAGTACTAGAATTACCTAGAGTATTATCTGTACTACTACTAAAAGCATTATCATACCAGGGATCTACATCATTTAGACGTGTCTGCCAAACCCAGCGAGTATTGGCTAGATCATATATTATTCTACTTCTACCACTTCCATTACTCGATTGCCATGTTTCTGCCCCATCAATTTTACTTTTAAAAGTAAAATCTTGATTTATGGTAATAAGTAAGCCAGCTACATTAATATCAACATTTATAGCGGTTTTTGAGGGGGTACTATCAAACCCACCGTTACGTTGACCTTTTCTTGTTGCTAAATAAACAAATGTATTGTTTTCATATTTAAAAACGTAACGTCTTAAGGCTGTGTTTTTCGCTCGTTGCGCCGCTCTTGTGCTATTACCTTGTTTACCACTTCTCGATGCTGACTTACCTAGAGCGAGTTGGCCAGGGTAATAAGTACGTCTTGCTCCCTTATATACAGGTAATAAAGCAGGTCTATCTTCGTTCCCTATAAACTTTCTATTATTGTTGTTCATATAGTTAACTAAGAGTTATAGCTGGAGAAAATAAAACCCCTGTTTCAACTGCGCAGAATGCCTTTACCATTCTTGCGCTTGGCCCTACTATTCCTTTTGTATAGCTACCCAAAATTTCACCTAACCCAGCAGTTCCAATATACAGAACGGTGTCTGTTGGAGTATGTGTAGAATTGGGGTTGTAAATATCCCAATTCGGGTAAAGCGTACGATAGAGAAGCGTTTGTTTTCTGGTTGTTGAATTATTACTGTCACTGTATATAAAGCCTGAACCAAGAATAGGTGATTTACAAGAGATAAATGATCTGTATTCCCAGCGTTTAGGGTATCTGCCACTAGTATTAAGCGTAATTTCAATAGGAGAAATTAACGGTTGATAAATTCTATCAATTTTAAAAATATCGGGAGTATAATAATCTTTGTATCGATACACATCTTGATATAAAAGTTTTTTTGGCTTTCTTTCTCCAACAAAAACTGATTCTTGCACTTTTTCACCAACAACCCTTACCGGGGGTGTAGCTTTTTGCCTACCTCTTCCAACGGTACCTAAATAATAGTTTTTAATGTACACTCTATCATATTTATCATATACATATGATATTTGATTGGCATTCAATTCAGGATCAGGGGGTAAATCTATCATAATTAATATTTCTTATAATTTACTGTAAAAAATGCAAGGTTTTTAGAAAGAGTATTTGTAATAGGAGAATCACATATTGTAATGTAAAAAGGAAAACCTGTAATACCATACGGTATTGATATGTCAAAATTTTCATTAGGATGTAGTATTCTCGAAAAAACAAGTAATGATTTCTCAAACAACGCATCTACAATATTACTACCAGAATATTTTCTTATTTGTAGGTACGTAGTTCGGGGATTATACGATACGCCGTTTATATACATAATTGTACCAGAGTCGGTAAAATATGCAGATAAGCATGGAGCCCCTGGCATACCGGTGGTAGATATCACACAATTAAGCGTATTTACTTCTGTTATAACATCTAATCTGGATTTATTATTATTAGATGTAACACTAACATTATCAATTACTGCGCTTACTGGAAAAACTTTTGAGGAAAGATATGCCATATTTAATTATTTAATAATACTTAGTATATATTCCATCCTGCAGGGTTCCCTACCCATGTTAGCCTAAACGTAAACCCGTTTATATTGGCAGATAAATCATCAACTAATGAGTCTATGGGATTACCATTGTTTTTAATTACAAAATTATATGTTGCCCAGGTATTATAAGTATCAATAAATACCAGAGTATCCCCTAATGAAGGGGTTGACGGCAAAATGCCTCTAACAGGGCCAGATGAGGTATCAACCGCGTAATAACCGGATAATATATTAAAATTAGAATTTTTAAATTGATACTTTTCTATTGCTGTTACGTAAGATGTATTACCATATGCAGCTATTAGATTTGAAGGCTTGGTGCCTATAATTAATACTCTATATGCATTAACATTAGGAATAAATGCAAAATTAACTTTAATATAGTTATTATCGATTACATTAATTTCTGGGTAAGATTGAATATTAGTACTATTGTCATAAACAGAGATAACAATATCTTTTGTATTAAAATTATGCACAATATTAAATGATGATGAAATATTATTACCTATATTTTCAGTGTATTTTAAAACTGCTTCGGATGTTACTGAAGTATAAATAGTACCACCAACACTAAGGCTACCCATAACAGTAGCAGATAAAAGTAGAACGTTATTAGTAGATAGATAATTTGTTATTGTAGGTATAATATCTGCGGATTCTTCCCAGCTATCTGACAAAGAATTAACTGTGGTGTAAGTACTATTCCATTGATCACTACTACCGGCAGCGGTGCCGCATAATGTAGTTATATGTGTGGTCCTAAACGGTAAAAGCATAACGATAGATTATTTATGCACCTTTAAAAAAATTAAAGGTTGATTATGGACCGTCTAAACCATCAGCAAGGGCAGTGACAGAGTAACTTGCATTAGCATTAAAGGTAAATGTTAGTCGTATAGATGATGCGGGTGTGCTAATATCTATATCGTTTAAGATACCGGCAGGATCAAGCATCGCATACACTGTGCCGCTCCAAGTATTATTGTCTAGAAGTGCTAGAATTTCTGCTGAAGCACGGCGACCCGTTGTATTATTTCTAATTAAAATAATATACTTTACTGCGCTCACTGTACCTACATCAAGCGTATTAACGTGTAAAATATTATTGTTAGTTATTGTTGAACCGCTGTATACTTTTCTTAGTGAGGCACGCGTACCATCGCTTACATTTAAGCCTGTTACCGTGACATCAGTTTGTGTCTTAAGGTACGAGGCACTATTAACTTGATAGGTTGAATACGTACTGTCCCATAAATCTTGCTTTGTGTTAACTGCGTTGTACGCTGTATTCCAGTTTGCACTATTTGGCAATACCGTTGTATAGGTATGGCCCCATTGATAGCTGGAATAGCTACCTAAAGCTATTATTCCTTCGTTAGCAGAAATTTGACCGTTAACTGTTAAGCCAACTAAAGTTGGCTGTGCGTTACTATTAGCAGGATTAGCAATATTAATACCTACAACACCTCTTGCATCAACTTCGTGATTACCAACGTGTAGAACTTCAGTGCCATCACCATCGTAGAATGAGGCAATATCATATTCTGGGTTAGTATTTTTTACATACAACGCACGCGTTGGGCCTGTGTTAATAACACTTAATGCGCTGGAAGTTGTAACTATAGTGTTTACAAATCTAGCAGAACCTGCAACGATCAATGTCTTATTAACGGTTAGTTCTTCAAAGGTACCTGTACCGTTAGCTACTGTTAAATCGCCAGGTAGGCTCAAACTGCTGGGCAATGAAAGAGTAACATTATTGGCAGGTGCTCCAACATTAAATGTTGCAACTAACTGGTTGGATGTACCCTTAATGTGGAAAGTTGCGCCGAGCGCAGTTTTTGCACTAGAAGTACCATCACCAAAGTAAATACCATCGTTAGCGAGTTTAGCGTTTGTTATCCCGCTATCTTTAATTTGAAGATTATTAGAAGCTATTTCAATAGTAGTATTATCGACATTTGTACTGAAACCATCAGTTGTAGTAAAGGATAATGCACCGCCAGATTTTAATATATTACTGGCATCGATCTTACCCTTTGTTACAGAGTTAGCAGCCAGTTTAATATTGGTTACACCGCCGTCGACAATGCTTAGATTATTTGTGTTAAGTTCAATACTAGTAGTATCAACATTTACTGAAAAACCATCGGTAGTAGTAAAGGTTAAACCATTATTTGAAGATTTTAAAATGCTTGATGCATCGATCTTACTCTTTGTTACAGAGTTAGCAGCTAGTTTAGCATTTGTAATTCCGCTATCTTTAATTTGAAGGTTATTAGAACCGTTTATCTCAATTGTACTGTTATCGGTGTTTGAGAAAAACCCATCAGATGTATTAAAGCTTATAGCACCAGTAGATTTAACAATGTTACTGGCATCGATCTTACCCTTTGTTACAGAGTTTGCAGCTAACTTAGCATTGCTAATCCCACTATCTTTGACTTGAAGATTGTTGCTAGCAATTTCAATTGAGACACTATCAACATTAGCAGAAAGACCATTTGCGGTTGTAAAACTTATTGCACCGGTGGGGTAAACAATAGCGCTAGGATCAATTTCTGCTTTTGTAACAGCGTTATCTGCTAATTTAGCATTTGTAATACCATTATCTTTTACTCTTAATGCATTGGAGTGTAGTTCAATTGTACTATTATCAGCAACATTAGAGTTTAGCTTTGTCCCTGTAACACCAGAATCTTTAATTTTTAATTGGTCTGAGGCAAGCTGTAAAGTAGAATCATCTACGACGTTTGCATTTAATTTTGCACCGGTGATACCATCGTCTTTAACTTGTAAATTATTAGAACCGTTTATCTCGATTGTACTGTTATCGACATTTGTACTGAAACCATCAGAAGTGGTAAAGGATAATGCACCGTTTGTTTTTACGATGCTTGATGCATTGATTATACTTTTATCTACTGAATTTGCTGCAAGATTAGAGTTACTAATTCCACCGGATTTTACTGTTACTAAAGCTTCAGTAATATCAAAATTAGAACTGCTAAATTTAGCAACGCCTTTGCGATCCGCGGTTGCATCTACCCCTGAAATAACTAATGTTTCTGTATCACGATTGGCGGTAACGAAAATGCCTGTTTCACCGGATAGCTTGAATGAATCCCCACCTGATACTTGAAAAGATGTTGAATTATTAACAGATTCTACAGTAAAAGACGCTGTTGCCTGACTAAAGAGATCTTCTAAATCCCTACCCGCAGAAAGTATTTTACCCAATACATTTAAATCATTCTTTACTTTAAATTGGCTATTCAAACTCATACCAATTATTTATGCCAGCAGTCCGAGTTTATTTTTATATTTTATAAAAATTAGTACGCAAGCCTTTTATGGAATATCTTTGTATGGGATTTGTCAAGGTTGTTGTGAATGTTGCTGTTAAATAAAGCATACCACCTACAACAGTAGTAGTATAGCCTGAAATTAATTCAGAAGTACCTAGTTGACCATATTCTGTAACTACAGATTGTGAAGGTGCAACAGTACCGACAACATTTAATTCAGAATAATAGATTTCGTTATTAAAATTAGTTTCTACCTGTAAGGTATATTTAGCGCTCTTGAATTCGGACAATTCAAAAGCGTCAATTATTACACTGTTCTGATTTACTATTGATTCTACATATATTGGAGAATGGGGATTTGTATTAATTTCTAGATAATGTTCTGGGTTGCTATCATCATATCCCGCAAATATATAGACTCGTTTATTTGCAGTAAGAGCTACGGTATAACCCTTGTAAACTGTTGGATGTGGGTTTACAGCAAATTCAGCAATCGTTAGTTTATTTGAAGCTATGTTTTCGTATACATTTTTATCAATTTGAGAAGAAAGATAACTTACCTTAGAAGACAGGTCTATTACTTGCTGGTATGCATATGACCAGTTCGAGCTGTTAGATCGGGTTACTGAATAAGTAGAATTCCACGATCCTGAAGTACCTATAACTTCAGTTAAATCATCTTTAAGAATACCTAGATTAACTGTATTGCCCGGTACAATAGAAAGATTAAAATTGCTATTGTTGAAAGCTAAAGTTTGAATTCCTGTACTCCAAGCTGCAGAATACGTATTAACAGTTGTATGAGTGGAATTCCAATTACCGCTATTACCTGATACTACAGTATTGATATTGCTTGGCCCGAGATCAAAAAATGAAGAAATGTCTTTACCGCCTGATAAAATATGACCATTTACATTAAGCGTACCATTCATTATACCGCCATCGGCATATTGAACGGCTACTGACCCACCACCAGATCCAAGATCTAAAATTCGTCGCGCCCAGTACCGAGCAACATCAGCAATATATTTTTGCTGTTCATCATTAAATTTTTTTGAATCTTTTGATTCTTTATTTTTATCGTCGATTAATTTTTTTACTTTTTCATTAATCTGCTTAATTTGTTTATTAAACTCCGGTGCAATTTTACCCGCTTCAATATTTGTTAATACAACAAAGTCGTTAAATAGACCTGCTTTATATTTCTCTAGCTCTACTATTAATTTGTCATTGTAATTTTTTTCTAAAACTTTTGCTAGCTGCTCTGTTTTGTCATAATTTTTTTCTAAAACTTCTACTAGCTGTTCTGTCTTATTTTTTAATCTTTCATTGTATGTTATTTCTAGATTTTTTGATTGAACCTCGAGGTTAATCCGGTTTTCATTACTTTCTTTTGTAATTTTTTCTAAAAGAGTATTTAATTGTTCTTCTCTATACGCTTTATCTTTGGCCTCGAATTCAATACCGTACTCTTCAAAAGTGTTGTAAATGCGTTCGCGTAAATCTGTTTCTAAATCATTAAAATTCTCAACTAATTTAGCTTTTGAAACTTCGCCCTGCTTTTTCGTCGCATTAAAGTATTCTTCGAGTAACTCCTGCTTGTATTCAGCCAGTCTCTCTTTAACTATATTTTGTTTTTCTAAAATAATTTTTTCCTTTTCAAGTTCTTTTTTCTCTTTTGCAAGTTGTTTTTCTAATCTTAAAGCCTCGTTTACCATTTCTGTATAAACTGGTGGTATTATCTCAGGCTGCTGTTTAATTACAGGGTTTTTAATATTATTCTTTTCCTCAATAACTGCTATTTTTTCTGGTGCGGGAGTAGCAATCTTAACCCCGTCTTTTAACAGACTAAGATTAATTGTCGAATAGGGCGTCTCTATATTTTCATCTATTATAATTTTGAACAGGACATTTCTAAAATGGGTTTTATCCTCCAACGTTACATCGAGCTTAGCATATTTTTCTAAGTTCTCTGTAGTATATTCAACTATAATTTCTTTTGTTTTAGTTTTAAAAATTCCAATATTAAATAGATAATCGGAAAAAGAGCTACAGTATATAACGTTTTCTGCGCTGTTAGTTTCTAGCAGATTGAAGGGTATCTTACTATTCAGTAAAACGTTGTGAAGTTTCACTATTTATTTAGTAATTACTTCTATAGGATCAATTTCTTTTATAGGAAAGAAGCTCTATAGCTCTAAATAACTGTATGCACGCGGCAATTAGAGATCTTTTACAAATGCAAAATCAATTGCGTATATTTCATTGGCAGGCTAAAAGTTACGCACAGCACAAGGCTTTAGGCAAAGCATACGAATCATTAGACGAATTGATAGATGCTTTTGTCGAGACTGCACTTGGCAGAGCTGAGGCCAGCTTTACCAATGGTAACATCGATATTAAGCTATTTGATATAACTGAATTAAGCATATGTGATGCGATGGATACGTATAAAACCTTTTTGTCTGATATTACAAGAAAGCTTAACCCTGAAGCTGATACGGACCTACTTAATATACGTGATGAAATGCTTGGTGTATTAAACCAAACATGCTATTTACTAAAACTTGCTTAATATAATCTATACCTAAATATTGTTGATGTTTGCAAACGAGACAAAAACTGTAAAAATTGGTGGTCACACTTTTTTTTATGTATATGATTTTTTACCACCTGATGTTGTTGAAAACTTAGTAAAATGTGTTGAGGTTGATACAAATCAAGGTAAGCACGATCAAGCATGGGAAGTTAAACGCGCAAAGGAGCTTCTAGAAAAGAAAATGAACCATGATCAATGGAGATCATGGAGTAGCACACTAGGTCCCACTGATGATTTAACTATGGATTTTTTACAGGAGCAACATTTTTGGAGTTTTTACTATGTTAAGCTTCAATACTACGTGCAACAATATCTCAATGCCGCTGAACTACAATATCCAGATCTAGAATGGGCTTCTACTTGGTTCTTACGCTCTAAGAATAATACTGCGCAAGAATTAGCAAAATTTCATAAGCCTTATGATGATACGGGTAAGATTTTTATAGACAAACAACACCACACGCATATTAAAACCCACGTTGTTGGCTGTGTATATTATTTAAAATCGCCATCAGAACATTATGGTACGGCTATAGAGTTTGATAATCACAAATTTATATCCCCGGGTAAAGAGAACTCACTGTTAATTTTTGATCCAAGAGTACCGCACAGTAGAACTGTACCATCGCCTGAGCTCTCTGAATACCCTAGACACGCGGTTGTAACGGATTTTAAAGTTAAAGAAAAATTTGGCCGTCTTACCGACATAATAACTAAAATGAGAGAGCGTAGCGCTATGAGACGTTGGAACAAACTAAGCGCCATAGAGGATGATATTACCGGGGCTGCGGCTTTATGTTTTGGTGTAAAGCCGGTTCAGACTGCAGAACTTTCTTACCCAGATTGGTTTGAAGTGGCTACAAACCCCGCAGCAAAAAACGAATTTCGTAAAGAATCAACAGATAAAAAGTAATTACTGTCTAGGTGTTTTTGTAAAATACTTTGTATGGTCTTTTAGTGCATCGTCGAGCAAATTGTAATTACTTGCTCTAGTGGGATTAATGTCTATGCCACCTCTTCTAACATATAGACAAGATACAACTAACTCTTCAGGTTCAAACTTATCCCATACTCTTTTATAAATTGTCTCGCAAATTTCTTCATGAAAATGGCACTCATCACGGAAAGAAACAATATACTGTAACATCGAGGTAGGGTTTATAGCATGCGTACCTTTGTAGTGTATATATACATCTCCCCAATCGGGTTGACTTGTGACCCTGCAATTTGATTTTAAGAGTGCAGAGTGAAAGCGCTGAACTGTAGAAACTGTACTCGTAATACCGCTTAGCAGGCTAGGGGTTTCAACATATTTACTAGCAGTAATGTATGTAACATCAATAGTATTTTCTAGTGTTGGGTAATCTTTATTACTGAAAACTGGTGGGTAGAAAAGACTATCACTAATATTACCGCAAAGCCTTACATAGCACCTCGCTTCTGTTTCAAGCAAATTGCTTAGATCCTTCGCAATTGTTTTTTCTAGCTGTTCAACCACGGTTAAAATATTACCCTTTATAACTTCCATATTAAACGAGTTTAAGTACAGCTTAATAGACTTAGACTCAACAATATACTTACTAGTACAAGGATATACAATTTTAGCAACCGCGGCAATCGGCATACCGTTATTTGTTAAGCAAGATACTTCATATGCATTCCAAATATCATAGCCACAAAATGGTAGCTTATTGTCATCAATATTAAGATGCTTTCTATTATTTTGTCTTGGCTCGCGTACTAGTAGGCTCGGATCGTAGGTTGACTTATAACCTGTAATTTTACCTAAATGTTTGGAAATATTACTATTATCTAGTGCTGTATTCATGTAGTTTAATTTTAATCTGTTCCATTCGTTCTTCAACTGTTCCTTTTAAAATAACTATCTTTTCTTTCCATTGAAATTGATCGAGATAATAGTTTTCATATTTGTTAATAATTGCATTTCTAAATTCTATATCTGTGCTTCTCTCGCCATCATCCTGTAACTCTACATCGTGAGGATTTGGATAAAAGATAATGTCATATTTTTTATAGAACCTATGCCAATACTGTAACGCTTGTGTATAAACGGCTTCACACACAAGTTTTTTGTCGTAAAAGTATTCCGTATAAACTAAACCATCCAGCAAACACCTGTCATGTACTGTTCCTTTACACCAATCTCCCATAGACCCACAATTAAACAAATTCTTTAGTTCCTCGTTTATAATTAACAATTGAGTTATATCATTTGCACCCTCCTCATTAATTGATACATTACATTCATCTCTTATTCTTCTTGTAACTTCGTCAATGTAGAAGAATTTATCAAAAATTCCGCCACTGCTTCTCATTAATTTAAGTAAAGTAGTCTTACCCGAACATTGCGGGCCTGTAAAGGTTATATTCATTTTTTAT